GCAGCCGACCGTTGCGGGCGCCACCACGACCGGGGAAGAGCTTCCCCAGCTTGATGATGTCGTCCTTCTGCAGCGGGAAGATGAGGTCCTCGTCCAGACCATCCTCGGCGTTGGCCGCGGCGGACTGTTGGATGACGTCGATTCCCTTGACCTTGCCCAGCTCCTTCACGGTGCCCTGGGCAACGTTGAAAGCCGAGAAAGCGTCATCGTCCGCGTAGACCGCGCCGAAGACCAGCCCGTTGGCGTCCTCCTGCAGCGACTGACACGCCGACTCCACGTGGTTCAAGAACGTGACGTCCTCAACCTCCTGGATGTCGTTGACGATGTGCCGCTTGATGATCGCCGTGACGGGGATCGTGTAGGCGGCCAGCTCCTGGGTCGTCTGCTCGAACCGCGGGGAACCCACCTCGTGGAAGGGCACCTCGAACCGGCTCGCCGTGTAGTAGTTCACGTCGGGCTGACCACGGAACGACATGCTCATGGCACGACTTTCCGGCTCAGTCTCGACGATCTTGATCAGGGTGTCGTGGTTCACCGACACCTGCAGCTCACTGCGTCCGACCTGACGTGGCGGCAGGATCTTCCGAGCGAACGACTCCTCGCGGAGGCGGTCCCGAATCCAGTCCGAACCGTAGGCGGCGATCTTCTCTTTGCCTTCAGCCGTATCGAGCTTCTGCGCGAAGAGGGCGTTCAGGGCGTCATTTGCAACACTCATCGACTAAATCCTCTCGCCGACGAAGCGTGGCATGTCGTAGAGCATGACGCGAATCTTGACGCCCGAGGCGCCCTTGACGGCGGAACTGCGCGTGACCTGCCCGACAGCCCAGCCGGCGGAACCATGGGGCAGCGGAGTCAGCAGCAGACGGTTCAGCGAACCCTCCACGGCGACGTTGGCCTCAGCCACCGAGACGAGGTTGCCCTCGGCGAAGTTGCTGACGTGGTTGTTGTCCTCGCCATCGTCAGCGAGCAGGTAGAGATTGGTTTCAATCTCCAACGGCCCCATCCAGATGACGGGCACACGCTTGTCGCCACTCGCCGACCGGTCGCTACGCAGGGCCGAGGCCCACACCATACGGAGGCCAGAAGCCTCGATGGTCGTAGCGGTAACGCCAGCGACATTGGCGCCAACGAACACACCATCGGCCACCGCAAGGTTGGAACCGACTTCTCCGTTGACCATCACGAACTGACCATCCTCAGGGGGGAAGGCCATCGCACTGCAGTCAATATCACGCGTCAGGTTGGCGCGGATAATGGAAGAGACCGGCTTGACGTTGCGGCGACGCGTGGCAGAAATTGGCTTAACAGCCATTTTTTATTTCTCCTTGTACGTCTGAACTCTAGTTCCCGCCACGAAGGTAGGACTCAAAGCGGTCTCCGCTCTGGCCCCCCTCGGACGCTGAACTAGCAACTTTGGAAAACGACATCTCTGGCGCCTGCATCGAGACCGCCTGTTGCAGCACGTTGAGGTCACGTCCTGAGATCAGAAGAGCCGCAATCTTTTCCTTGCGGGACATGCCCGCCTCTCCAAGACCACGCGACTCCATCAGGTCGACCACGTCTCCGGCAAGGTCAGCCGATGCCTGCTTCTCCTTCAGCCCGTCGTTCTCGGCACGAAGCGCGTCGCGCTCCGCCACCAAGGCACGAAGAACCCCCGGAACCGCGGCCATAACTTCCTGAGCTGCCTCTTTGGTCAACATCTCACGCTCCTCGCTGCTGCTCAGGGTGGACCCGAACTTTCAGCTTCTTGATGAGGCTCTGCCTCACCTTGTCCCCGATGTCGCTGGTTGCCTCATCACCGGTCTCGGCCCCTGCCTGTTGGTCAGGGCTCGCGTCGGAGGTACCCGCTCCGAGAGCATCCTGAAGCACGTCCGAAAGGGACAAGTGCTCCAGGTTCTCGTCTTCGCTCATTTCGGCCTGGGCCTCCGCGGCAGCTTCCTGGTCCTCTTCCGCCTCTCCAGCCTCTTCAGGCGGGGGCGGGGGCTCATCAGGGGCTGCGACCGCTTGCGCGGCTTCAACGGCGGCCAACTTGGCCAGAACCTTGGTTGTGATGTGCGACCGGCGGTCATCGGCCACCGACGCCTGCTTCTCCTTCATGCGAGCGATAACGCCCCCAACGACCAGCTGCGGGTCGAAGGTGGGAGCAGCCGGGGCATCAGCGGTGAAGGCGAAGCCCGTGCTCAGGACCTCTTCGCAAGCCGACGCCAGCTTCTCCACGTAATCCGTCTCAACGACAGAATCCGTAGGAACGCTTGCAGACTCGGGAGCGCCACCGAGGCGTTCAATCATGTCTCTGACCGACTGGTTCATCACCACTCTCTTTCAGGTAGGCGCTACTTCGACAGTTCTTAGAGTATTACCGGCTAATAATTTGTCGAAGCGGTAGTCAGAAAAAAGGACGGGAGAATTGCTTCCCCCGCCCTTCTTCAAGCGGACCCGATGAGGATTACTCCTCGTCGAACGCCGCAGCGATGGCGTCCACATCCCAGCCGGCCGCGTCAAGCAGCTCCGCGGTGCGGTTGCCAAGCAGGTCGGTCAGCTCCTCGTCGAACGAGAGCGAAGCGACCTTCTCGCGGCCCTCGGTCTGCTCCAGGGTGTCACCCTCCAGCGCGCCGAGCTGCTCCAAGATGTCGTTGGCGTTCATCGCGGCGAGTTGGTTGAACTCGTCCTCGGTGATGTCCTCGACACTCGCGACCTTGTCCATGCCGTCGTCACCCTGGCCCCAGATGCCCGCCAGCTCTTCAGCCATGGCGTGCGCCTGAACGCGACCGAGGTAGTCCGCCGCAGCGACCTTCTCCATGTCGACGCCAGCGGGGAGGTCGTTGCCGGGAGCCGAAGCCACCTTCTCCACGCCCTCTTCGCCACCAGGAGCGGCAGCGACCTGCTCGCCGACCTCTTCGCCCATGGTCTGACGAATCATCTCGACGATCTGGTCGTCCGTGAACTGGCCGAGGTCGATGCCCTCAGCAGCCGCGGTCTTCTCCAGCTCTTCGAGCACGTTGAGGGCCTCAGGGCCCGCGATCTTCTCCAGCTCGCCGTGGTCGGTACCACCGGACAGGAGCTGGTCAACAAAACTGTTGCTCATTTTTGAATCCCTTTTTGAATGTCAGAGCGAGGGCATCATCGTCGACCCGGTTCTCCGAGTCTAGGTGCGCTCAATCAGGTCAGCTTAGCTAGACCTGCATGCAAAAGCTGACCGAGCTTTCCAGTCCTGTGCAGTTGGTTCCCAAGTCGAACCAAACCGAGCAGAAGCGATGCCGCCAGCACGGGATGCCGCTCAACGAACTCATCAACAGCGGAAGCGCTCTTCGTAAGCCCACCGAAACCTTGGTGGTGAGCCCCATAAAGGTAAGCAAGGCTGGTGTCGGTCAGTAGCTCGGGGGGGATCCCAGCGCTCTTTTCCAAACCCAGCAACGAACCTTCAAGCACTTCGCCGAAGACGGTTGATAGCAGGTCTCCGTCTCTACTTGTCACTGAGCTTACTAGAGAAGGTGCCTTCTCCAGAAGCTGAATTCTGTATCCGTTGTAACCCTCGGCCACCTTCGTGAGAAGAGGGGTGTTACTTTCGACCGGCCGGACAACGCGAACGATGCAGCGAGGGCGGCCTACACCGGGGTCTTCACCCAGCGCACTACGACGTCCGAGGATGCGACTCAGGGCGCGCGTTATTAGCGGCTGATAATCGCGGGGGCTCCCCCAACGCATCCCCATATCCGCACCGGACTCAGGGGCGAAGCACTGACCGCCGTCCCACATCTCGCGCGCCAAACGGGGCTGGCGCATCTTGATGAGCACGATGGTCTGGAACTCCGAGGGCTTCAACACCATCCCAGCAGCGCCGGTACTGGTGAGGGTCCGCTCGATTGGCTGCCTCGCCAGCTCCTGCATCTGCCCCATGTCCATGTCGGGCTCACGGGAAGCAAGGTGCGGACTGAGGCCATGGGCCAGCGAAGGGATGCGCTTGGTGATGGTGGCCTTCTTCTGGACCTCCGCCATCTTCTGCAAGAGGATGCGGCGGTCGAAGTCTCGGCCCGTTCCGGCTACAGCCGCAGCGTCAGCCGACAGGCCGTGCTGCAACGCCTCCTGGGCGTAGGCCACCTTGAGCATGGCGTAGCTGGTCTTGTCTGCACCGATGATGACGAAGCTCAGGTCGAAGAACTTCGGCTTCGGGTTGTACACGAACACCTTGCGGCCATCAGGGAGGACCTGATTGCGCATCATCTTCATGTCGTTGCAGTAGTCAGCGCGCGTGAACGACTTGTTGCCGCAGATGCTGCAGACGTCGTACTTGACCCGCGCACCCATGCTTACGGCTGGGTGGCCGCCCGCATCCAGCTCCGACAAGAGGTCCTGGTACCCCAGCTCCTCAGCACGGCGTCGGTCAATCTCAATGATGAGTTCGACGCGGTGCATAACCTCGTTGTAGACGACCTTTACGATCTGCCCGTAGGTGATGCCGGGGTCTTTGTTCTTGTGGTGCCTGAAGACGTTCGCGCGGAGAAACGTCTGGTGCCCGTACAGGCTCGGGTGGTTGACGTCGACCGGGAGCCCCTTGAACTCCTGCGGGTCGAGTTCCGACTCCTCGAAGTAATCCGCGTTGACGTTGGAGCCGTAGTACTCACCCGCACCGAGGGCGTTGACCAGGACGCACAGCTTGCCGGGGCGCGGCTTGTAACTGTCGACGTACTTCTGCATCTCCGGGTGGAGACGGCTGAAGGATGCAACCTTCACCTTCCCGTCGTCGACGTCAGGGAACAACGCCTGGACGAGGGGCTCCCCCGTAGAGGAGACGCCAGAGAAAGTGATGAGCTTGTCCACTACAGGCTCGCTACAGGTTGGGGCTGCTTCTTGTAAGTTACTACATGCCGCTTCGGCACCTTACTGACCAGCGGCTTCGCGTCAGGGGTGACGTGCCAGTTCTTGCCCTTGGTCAGCTTACGGGACACCCCTGCAGCACGCTCAGCGCGGTACTGCCCCAACGTTGGGGGAGGCAGACTCTTGCTACCCCGGGTATTCCGCGCGGCAGGAACAAGCGCCCGAACAATAGAAGCAGTGGTGCTCTGGTGGTCGTGCACCCACTTACGCTTCTTGTCCCACCCGTTAGGGGTGAGCCAGCCCGCGAGCTTCTCCAGGACCTGCTGTTTGCGTGCGCGGGTCATCCCTACTTCTTCTGCAGGCTCTTGATGATCTGCTTCTCTTCACGAGAAGACCAACCCTTGTCATTGAGGTTGGCCTTCCCCTTCAACGCACGAGCCCGCACCTTGTTCCGCAAGAACGACATCCCGCTGTCAATGCCGGCGCCTGCCCCAACACCGAGAAGCGTACCAAGAAGGAGCGTGGCTTTCGCTGACCGCGGCATGGGGTAGCCCATACGGGCAGCTGCCTGAATACGGCGCTTAGCCCCCAAGAGCCCCACTACACCACCACCAACAGCGGCAACGGAACCCGAAGCGAGGGGAGACGTCATGAACCGAGAAATCGGATAGGTCTTCTTCTTCTTTGGCTTGCTCTGCAACTGCTCAAGCGCGGCCACATTCTCGGGGCTCACGTCACCGATGACCCGCAGCTTGGCGAGCTTCTCCAGGACATGGGCTTTTCGGGCGCTGCGCATGCTCAGTCCTTCTTCTTGCGACGGCCGGGTGCAGCCGCAACGCCGAGGGCGGCAGCCAAGGTTCCCGCCGCAGCCGTAGCCGCGGCCGTGCGCTTTCTACCCCCGCGGGACGTGGCCCGCAGGGCGTCCACAATTCGTTCCTCGTGGCCTGACAGTGCCCTCAGCTCTGAAGGCGGCACGCGGGACGTGCCTAGAAGAGCCCGAGCACCAATCTTGTTCTGCAGGAACTTGAGCGGGGGTATCCCCGCCAAGGGGTTATGGATGAACCTTTGGATCGGGTAGGTGCTCGCGCCCGCTTTCTTCTCCTTGAGCGCACTACCGGCCGCGACGCCACCAAGACCGGCGGCGGCGACACCCGCGGTCTGCTTCGCGGCCCCTCGCGCGCGGTTCTTAGGGCTGTCCGCCCTCAAGGCCCGAATGATCTTCTTCTCTTCCGCCGTGGTCATGTCCGTGAGCTTGTTCTTGAGCCCCGTGCCCATCCGCGCCTTCCCTTGAAGGCGCTGGGCGTAGGTCATGTTCTTGATATACTCCATCCCGGGATTTCCACCCATAACCCACTCGGCCCAGGGGTTCTTCAGGAACCTGGAAATCGGGTAGGTCTTTGGCCCTGCCCCAAGCTTCTCCAGCACCTCTATCTTACGGGTGGCAAGCATCGGCTACTTCTCCGCTTTGGACAGGCGCCCCAGGCCGATGCCGGCAGCACCGGTAGCAACAAGGGCTGTGCCCTTAGCGGCCTTCATGCCCTTACCGCTGAGATGCATCTTGCCGCCCATGAAGGGGAGGCTCCCCTTGGAGGCCCCCTGGAAGCGCAAGGACAGTTGGGCCTCTTCCTTGGTGAGCCCCGACATTGCCCCCGTCGACTCCAGCTTTCGTGCTCGACCCAAGAGGGCACGGCCCTGCGCCTTACGAGCGATGGAAGCCGCGCCCAGGCCGTACAGTCCGCCGATGCCCGCTCCTATAGCTGCGCCGGGAGGGCCGCCTACGGCTCCGCCGAGAGTACCGCCATAAGCCGCACCGACACCAGCGACGGTTTTGCGGCTCGTCAGGAAGCGAGAAACTGGGAACGTCTTCGCCCCCGCCAGCTTCTCAAGAACGGCGGCTTTGCGTGCGATGTTCATTTAGATGTCCATTCCGGGGGCAGCGGCAACGGCACCGAAGGCGCGAGCCAGGATGGACTCCTTGCGCGCCCCGCCCAGGTTGCGGGTAACTTCACTGAGGGTCTTCACGTCAGGGGCCTGAATGCCCTCGGTCTTGAACTGCAGCTGCTTCTTCATGAAGGAGCCGGCGACCAACGGGTCTTTCGCCATGGTCGGCGCGAAGTTGTAGAGGGTATTGAAGATGCCCTGCACGTCCTTCTTTGGCTCCTTCTTGAACTGCGGGTTGGCATCCATCATGTCCTGGAAGCCCTTCTTCTTGGTGACCGAGCCGTGGACCTTGCCAATGGCCATGTCCGCCAAGCCGACGCCACCGCCGATGCCCGCCGCGACCGCACCGAATGCGAGCGCCTTCTTGAGCGCACCGCCGCGACCGAAGATCATTTTGCTTACTGTGGGCTTCGGCTTGAGCCGCTCCTTCAGCTGCTCGGAGATGACGTCCTTGAGGACACCCTTGGTCGTGTCGCCAACGAGGCTGCGCCCATACCCGGCAAGCGCCTTACCAGGGCTGTCCCCGAACACCGTTTCGCCGAGGCTGGCGCCGAGCTTTTCGAGGAGTGCTGTTCGTCGCTCGTCAGTAATCACTGCCAGACCTCACGCGCCAAGGGGTTCTCTACCGAATGCTGCTGCCGCAGGCGAGCTGCGAGAGATGCGTTGATTTGCTGTCGGGGCATCATAGCGCCGCCCATTGCACTAGCCGCCTGCCGGTTCTCCGGTTTCTTGGCGAGCCAGTACGCCGCCAACGCGCCACCGCCAGCAAGCAACGGGTGCTTCATCGCCATGCCAACCGCGCCGCCAGGACGGAACTTCCGTGCGTAGCGATACGTCTTGCCGTCGATACGGGCCTTGTACGCCTTGCCCTTGGTGCGCCCCTCTTTGATGTCGTCGTAGTCCGCCATGGAGATTTCGCGCATACCGCGACCCGGGCCACCCTCGACAGCGTGCATTCGCTTGCCACGGAAAGGACCCCGCCTCGACTTCTTGCCGAGCGCCATAGATGCCAGCGACCGCTGGGCTGCCCGTACCGGGGCACCAGCTGCCCGTGAGACCCCTCGGCTTACTGCGCCCTTGGCGTAGCGGTAGGGTGCGGTCAGGCGGCTGCGGGCAACGCGGTCCTGGGCACGAGCGCCCATGTTGTGTAGGGCCTCGCCAATCTGCACTTCTGTGGGCTTCGGCTTGGGCATCTTTACGCGACCGGACCCTGTGGCGGCATGGGGCCACCAGGGGCGGGACCAGGACCAGGACCAGGAGCCGGGACCGGACCCTGCGGACCAGCCGACTGCGGGATGACGTCACTACCGGGAACGCCCGGCTCCATCGGGGGCGGCATCCCTCGGAGGTGCTGTAGCAGCGAGTCCATGGACATCTGCGCCTGCTGGACCAGCTGACTGGTGGTCATGAGCTGCTGTGAGGTCATCTCCAGGGACTGGATAACCCCCGGGAGTGGACCGGCTTGTACGGGACCCATGCCCGCGTTGGCGAACTTCAGCATGTGGCCGAACTCGACCAGCTCGGGGTACTCGGCCGCCACGACCTTCTGCACACCCGCGGACATCCCCAGCATCTCCAGGGCAGCGCCGGTCTCATGGGGCTGATGTCCCTCAGCCGCCGCGGTCTTCAGCAGGCCGCCCAGCGTCCAGAGGTGCTCTTCCATGTTGATGAGCGCCATCTTGAAGTCCGCTTCGGCTTCCTTCTTGAGCGCCATCTGCTTGGGGATATGAGAAGGCAGCGGGGCTTCCTGCGTATAGAAGACCTGCGCCTCCTTCACCAGTTCGCCGTATCGCTCGGGCTCGTCCGCGTGCTGGTCGAAGAGGTCCTCCAAGCGAAGGCCCTCCCCACCGGGGATGTAGACCTCACGCGCGGACAGCGCGACCGAGATGGGCGAGGCCACCTTGGTCTTCTCCCCGCCAGCAATCTCGTTGAAGTCAGCCAGGGGGAAGGACACGTTGCCCTTGTGCCCCGCACGCTTCAGCTCGACGAACGCCGTGTTGTTGGCCGTTTCCACCACGCGCTTGGTCTGCTCGCCGGTGAGCCCCGCCTCTTTCACCATCCCAGCGATGGTGCTGTTGAGGGACACGCCATCCTGCACAAACCGCGCTGCGGCCTGCTTCCCCATGGACCGCAGACGCTCCGCGGAGAGGAGGGTGTCCGAGCTGGCGGAGAGGTAGGCTTCAAAGTCGTGCATTGAGAGGCTCCTTAGGACGCAGGCCCTACCGGAGCGATAATATCAGGCCGGGGGTAGTGAATCATAGACGCCAAGAGGCAGTAAAGCATCGCGTGGATGGTGTCATCGGACGCCCCAGGGGACCGGGTAACCGTTGTCTTCCGTCCGTGCTCGGCCGTCTCTGCGAAGACTGCCAGCAGGTCAGACATGAACGGCGTCTCGATATCGTCCCACTGAGGAAGCCGAATCATGTCGTGCCTCGTCAGCGCATTGACAAGCGCCATCAGGGCTTCCGTGCGATTCACCATGAAGCGCGCGAGGTGCTTGTCGAAGTAGATTTGCTTGGTCCCGACGTACTGGTACCGGGCCAACCGCTTCAGACCGAACGTACGGATGAGTTCGCCGTTGTAGACGTGCCCACCGCCGTAGTCCGTCCCCAGGATACTCACCCCGAAAAGGTTCGCCAACCGGATGATGTCCGCCATCATGACGTCGTCCTCGGCTGCTGCCCCCTCGTACCGCTTGAAGTAGATGAAGGTGAACTTGCCCCCGAGGTAGGCACCCACGGTCAGGACCGTGAAGCTCTTCTTCTCCTCCGCCTCGCTACCACCACCCCAGTCGATGCCGAAATAAATCTTCGCGTTGCTCTTGAACTTGAGTGCGTGCTCCAGCGTCATCGGGCTGCTGGTGCAGTTCGGGAGTAGCTTGCTCTTCGTAAGCAGCTTGTCCGCGTGGTCGTACGCCTGCCCGAGAACCTCGTTGATGAACTTGGCCCGGGTGTACAGGCGCCGGTTGTCGTTGATGTCGTGCCAGTCCACCCACGGCGTGATTATCTGCGGGATGCGATACCCCTCGAACGGACGCTTGATGGGCGGGTCCTTGAGCCACTTCGGCGACCGCATCGAAGCCCACTGTGCCCGGTCGTGGTTCGGGTAGATTTGCTTCCCGCACTTGTCGCAGATGAGGTGCTCCAGGCCGATGTGCTTCTCGCCTGGGATGTTCCAGTGGTTGCAGGCATCACACGGGATAACCCACTCGTTCATAGTCGAGTGGTTCTCCCAGTACCAAGCAATCGTGTTGTCCAGCGACTTCGGCGTACCAGCGTATCGAAGGATGCGGTACGGGGAGTGAGAGAGGGACTGCTCGATGACCGGAATGATGTCCGGGATGATGTCCTGCAGCTCGTCGATGCACTGGCCCACGATGACGGGCTTGCTGCCCAAAGAACCCTTCACGATGGGGCGGTGGCTGGGGACGGTGAAGCAGTACACCTGCTCGTCCGTAACAACCTCGGCCATAACACGGCGCTTCCGCTGAAAATCCGCCCGCCAGAAGATGTAGTAATCCCGCTTGTGCGCGTGAACCTCGTACATCGGCACAGGGTCACGAACCTCTGCACCCAAGTCAGTGTCCTGGTGCACGGGAACGGACTGTCGTTCGTGCACCGCCGCTGGCCTGCCTAAGCGTAGCCACGCCTCCTGCGCGTCTTCTGCCAACTGAACAGACCGAGTTCTCAGCACCCCCTCGTCCCACTCATCTTCGGCGTGATAGCACGCGTCCCCTAGGTACAGCCCGTAGAGCAATCCCTCCAGCGCTTCAGGCTGCGCAAAGAACTCGCGCGGAATGTACTTGTCGTACGAGCCCCCGAGCTGAGCGTAGTAATCCCCCAGCCGCCTAGACCGAATAACCATGCGCTTTACATGAGGCGCCCGCGGGTCTGAGTACAGTTTGAAATCGAGCCCAAGGCCACGCACCACCTCTAGCATTTCGTCTAGATAGCGGCCCTCTGCCTGCGTAATGACCGGGTAGGCATACTTCGGCTCGCCGTTATGTCGGCCCCACTGGATATGCCCTTCCGCCAAGTACCAGCCGGTCAGCTCAGCGAAACCATGAAGCTCCAGCTCCAACGGTTCCGCGTTTTCCCCATAGCCCCCCTCTACAGGCGGGATGACCATGTGGCTGGCCTCGCCATCTGCCCAAGCCGCCCCACAGGTCAGCTTGAACCCCATGGTCTCCAGGCGGGCCAACTCGGCAGCCTCTACGAACTCGTACTTGTCCTCCACTCTCTGCGTAGCTTTGACCTTCCGGTTAGCCCACATCTGGTGATTGCCAGTAACCCTAAGCTCGAACGCCCGGTGCCCAAATTGCACCATCTCCCCTGTATGCCGCCGCCCGAAAATATTTGCCGGGTGCTGCCAAGAAACGACTCCGTCATCTCCGACATCCGCGACCAGATGGTCTGTGGTGAGTGCCTCGACCGCCACCCAACCAGACTTCGTGAGCACCCGAGTCCCCTCGGCAAAGCACAGCAGGTCGGCGAAGACACCGCGAACTCGGTCGGCATGGAGGTACGCGTACCGGAGGGTGATGTTTGCGTGAGTGATGAACTCCTTGAACATCACGTTGTCCGCGAAGGTCGGGTTACTACCCTTGAACAACTTCAGCCGCTTGCTCAGTTTGATGGGCGCGGCGATACGGTCCCGCGAGAACGTGGTCGTCTGCGTCTCAGTCGGAGACACATAGAGCGACTTGAAGTGGTTACGCATGCAGCTGTACGTAAGAATTTGGTTGCCCAGACTGGTGGTCTTCTCCGTCTGCCGCCCGCACATGAGGAGCGTCTTGCGCGCCTTGGTGTCGTAGACGGCGGGCAGATACGGGCGCTTATCAAACGAGAACTTCTCCAGCCCTATCTCGTCCGGGTCAACACCCACAAGCTGGCTCTCGTCCTTGACGACGTGGTCTACGTCGATGGGGTCGACGTCGTCTACGTCAGAGACGTGGACGGGCATACGCATGAAGTGGTGCGTGAACTCCGAGGGAAGGAGCCCGATAATCTCGGTGCGGGCGGCAGCAATTTCTTCCCGGAGCACTCTGTCGGCCGGGGTAGGGTGAACTTGAAACATGTCCTCGACAATACCAGATGACCTTGCCCACGTGGATCGCGCCCTCAGTGGGCTGGTCCACAAGATTGAGACTACCGAAGGTGGCTTCGTCCTACAGGTCGACCCCCTTTTATTAGTCGCTAATAATGCGGGCTTCAAGGCCGCGCTTCGCGAAGTCCTACCGAACTACACGGTCTATGCGAAGAAGAACGGGGTAGTGCGCCTCATCAAGAGGAAGCAAAATACGCGGCGGAATCGCGCAGGCTCACGACTGAAGCTGGAGCAGGTTGGTGAGGCGTTTGAGACCCAGGCGGTAGAGGTGCAGGAGCAGGGGGACGACGGCGCCGCTGACGCTGTGGACTTTTTTGCGCCTGATTGACCGCGTCCTCGGTCCCCTCCATCTCGAAGAAGTCATCACACAAGAACGACTCGTGCACGAACCACTGAGGGAAGCCTGAGCAGGCCCCATCGCCTCGATGCGACCGGCCTGCTCTGAAGATGAACTGAGGGCAGTCCGCGCAACGGCGGGCTTCATTGGAGACGCGTAGGTTAGGCGGCCTGAGCATAGGCGACCAGCATATCCTTCGTAGAGGGCTTCTTGAAGTTCAACTTCCCTCGACGCAGTGCACGCTCATACGACTTCGCCTTACGCATCTTCCCCGCGCTTTCTGCATACCGCTTCAGCGCCGCACCACCACCGCCAAGCGCAGCTATCGCTGCGGCAGGAGCCAAGGCCGCACCACCGGTCGCCAGACCCAGCGTGCCTGCCGCGCTGAGGGCCAGCAGCTTCTTCCCACGGCTCCGGTCCTTGACCGAGTCTTCCGTCAGGCTCCGGGCCTGTCCCTTGTACCGGCCGATGTGAAGGAGGCGGTCCCTCTTCTCGGAACGGTTCGCCATCCGCAGGACTTCCCGCGCCCTGGCAGACTCATTCATCCGCTTTACGACCTTGCTCACGACATGGGCGGCTTCCTTGGAAAGGTCGGAGCCCGTCTTGTTCATCGCGGCGCCAGCCAGCAGCCCAGCAACGCCAGCACCACCGCCAGCCATTGCGAGGTTCTTGTAGTTCCTCGCCTGACGACGAGCCTTCAGAATCTGCCGAGCAATGAGAGCACCGCCACCGAGAGCGCCAACGCCAGCCGCACCGAGGGCCGCGGGCGCACGCCAGTCACCGCCCATGTGGGTTTCCTTGCTCGTCGAGCGCGTACCGCTGGGCATCTTCTTCTTCCGCGGCACGGCGCTCACACGGCCGTGCACGTCAACCTGCATCTTCGCTCGCCGCCGACCCGCAGCACTGCTGTGGTGCCGCCGCACAACGCGAGCAGTGGGCCGCGTAGGAGTGGGCGCATCGTCCGTCCAGTTGCTACCACGACGCGCCGAGGGGCTGGCCGAGGTGCTGGCCCGGGAGCTGGTCCGAGTGGGTGCCGAGGCTGCCGCTTGAGCACGGGCTCTGTCGAGGGCCTGACGTCCCAACGCGGGCATGTTCATCGTCTGCTTGGTCGGGTCAGTCGGGATGCGAACGGCCTTCATGTTCATCGTGCGCTGGGTTGGGTCACCCCCACGCTTGGGGGCCGCCACCTGCTCCGGTGCCTTCTTCGGCGCTCTTGCGGGCGGCGGGACCCGCACCGCGCCACGACCAGCCTCTGCCTCCCGGGCTCCAGTCGACTTGAAGCGGGCGCTTCGCGCGGCCATCTCGTTGCGCTCGTTCTTCAGCGCGCCAGCAGGCGTGTTGGCACGACCCTTCGGGAGCTTGTACGGGGTCTGCTGAGCACGCTGGACAGCCTCGTCGATACCCTTCTTCCCTCGAACAGCCGGGAAGTCGTGCACCGTGTCCCGCTTGCTGTTGTGCGCGACCCGACTCGACTTCATCTCAGCACGGGTGGCCATGATGTCGTCAGCGGCCTTCCCACCCTTGGCCTTCTTGGCGGCCTTGGCACCGCGGCCTGTCATGCGGGACGCCCAGGAGAGGGCTTTGAAGGCCGCGTTGGCCTCCTTCTTCTTGCCCCGACGTCTCCTCGCGTATGCATATGCGCTCAAACCAGTAACTCCTGTCAGACCCGCCCCAGCGACGACGGCGCGGCGCTTCAGCTTCTTTGTGTGCTTCGCGTTGTATGCCTTGGCGGCCAGCAACTCTTTCTTCGCGGCCTGCATCTTCTTGCCGCGCTTCAGCGCTGCCCCGACGCCCATGAGCACGGGAGCTGCGGCGAACGGGGCGAGGTGCGGCGCACCGGCGGCAAGCAATGCGCCATTCAGTGCACTTGTTCCGCCAACCCCCACGTTCGCGTGGCGAACTGCTGAACGGCGGTATGCCTTGATTGCCTCTTCGCGTCGGGGGATGTTCTTGAACCCAGCCAGCTCCTTGAGCTGCGCCTTCAGGTACTTCTTGGCTCCGCCTGTCTTGGTCTTCATACGACGCTTCTTCTTCCGCAGCTTGGCCACACGGCGCTGCTTGAAGTGAGTTTGAGCCAACCCCTTGATACCTGCAGCCTTAAACGCCCTGTAAAGGCTGTAGGCGCGGTAAACTCCTTGGCCATCACGGATGTTCATGCGTCTGATTCTACCTCAAGCCGGCGGGGAAGGGATGGGCTGGACAGAGGGGAAGTTCCCCGAGGCGGCCTCACCCGGTATCACAGACGGCTTCGGGGGACGCTTAGTCCCGCCCCCTACAGACTCCGGCTTCTTCCAGAACTGGTACCACTTCTTCTTCTTTCGCGGCTTGCTTAGGCCCATCGCGCGCTGGCTCGGCCCTTGGGGCAGTGCAGGCAACTTCTCGGCTCGCGGCGAAGGGGAGTACTCAGGCGCGGACTTGTAGAACTCGTACCATGCCCGCTTCTTCGCCGGGGCGGCCTTGCCCCCCTTCGGGTAGACGTAGCGCATCTTGCCGTTCGCGGCACGGTACTTCTTGATGTACTTGTGCGGCTCACGCATGACCCTCTTGAACGTCTTGGTCTTCCGCAGCTTGTTGTCCGCCACGCTGCTGACCCACTCGTCAGTGGTCTGCGGGGCCTGACGCCCAATCAGCTTGCCGAAGAACCCAGGCTTCTTGTTGTCCGGCACGACCGACTGGTAACGCCGCACGTCCACTACCCGGTTCTCGGGCTTACGGAAGTCCTGCCCACCGAGACGGCGAGCACGGGCCTCCGCCTGCGCAGTAACCTCCGGGTTGAAGTGAGCGTCGAGCGAGTAGAACGCCGTGCTGTTCTTGAGGTCGAGGCCCTCGGCACCAGCACCACTCAGAATGATGACCCGCTTCTTCCCCGCCTTGTAGTCCTTGACCCCCTGTTGCCGCACAGGACCCGTGACCTTCACGTTGCCGACGTCCCGGCCCTTGCCAACGAACAGAGCGTGGTCGATGCCCCGGGCCTTTAGCCCAGCCGACATCACGTCTACTCCGCCCTTTACCAAGTTCGAGTACAGAACAACCTTGTGCGTGGAGTCCGCCTGGAGGTGGCTCTCCGCATCCTCGATGAGCTTCTTGACCTTCGGCGTAATCTCCGCCGACTTCTTGGGGCTGACGTTGGACTTAGCCGTGTGAACCGAGTTGGCAATCTGCCGCGCCTGGATGAGCTTGCCGAAGAGCTGCTGCGCCTCGCGGACGGTGACCTCCTTGTCCCGCGTCATCAGGTACTTCTTGAGCGGGCCGAGCTTGTCGAGCGCCAGCTCGTACAGATCATACTGGTCCTCACTCATGGGTACCTGGACCGTCTGGAGTTCCTGCCTGGGCATGGTCTTGCCCTTCAGGTCTTCCGACGTAATCAGGTCCATCCGCGGATAGGTGAGCCGCAGCATCTCCGGGATGTTGTCGAGGTCGGTGACTTTCTTCGTGCCGCCCTGGAAACCCTTCGAGTGGCCGATGGTCTTCGTGAAGGCCGCCTTGAACTGGGCAGGGCTGACGAGGCGCTTCCCCTCCGTGATAGTCAGCAGGGTCGCCAGCTCTTGCGGGTTGTTGTTGATGGGCGACGCAGTCAGCCCCATCACGTTGACCGCGAACGCCCGAGCCTTCATGAGCGCCTGGAAGGTCAGTGCCTTCTCATTCCGCGCCTTGTGGAACTCATCCAGGATGAGTGTGTCCGACCCCGTCGCCTGCATGTACCTCTCAGGGTCCCGGCGGAAGGTCGCGTAACTGACTATGGTGTAGTCCTTGGTGGCGTCCACCTCGTTCGGACGGACGACGAGCGAGCTGTACTTCTTCTCCGACGCAGAGCCAACAATCTGCACGGACGACGTCGTGAAGTTCTGGATGCCGTTCTCGGCGAAGTTCATGCGAAGACCCGAAGGAACGACGACCAGGGCCTTCTTTGCCTTCTTGTCGTGGCGGAGCTTCTCGAACCCGTAGATGGCACTGGCAGTTTTTCCTGTCCCGGTCCCATGCGCCAAAATCATCTTGCCGTGGTTGTCGTACATCTTCCGTACGGCCGAGGCTTGATGGGGGTACGGCTTGAACCACGACTTCATCGCAGGGATGCCGGTGCCGTGCTGTGTGCCCAGGTTCTCGGCCGCAGCCGCGGCTACCTTCGCCATACCCTTTACGGCCACCCTTCGTCGATGTGCCTTCACACGAGTGCCGTCTTTTCTGCGGTACCCCTGAACCCATCCACCGGACCGGCCTGCAACCCCTGTCAGCTTTCGCTTGAGCTGCCCCACCATCCTAGGGGTCAGCACGTAGTGGTACTTGTTGGGCGCCACGCCCTTCGCAGTGCCCACCATGTTGGCTGTGTTGTCCTTGGGGTGCCGTACAGCGCCTGCAACATTGCTGCCCAAGGCAATGGTCGTAGTGCCCTTCGGCGCGAACCGAAGCCGGTCAACCCCCCGGCTGTACCCCACCCACACGTCGGCCTTTTTGGGGGAGGTGTACGGTAGCCCCGGGTCCGTTGTCACCTCGAAGCCTTCCCCCTCCAACAGCCCGACGACCTTCTTGTAGAACGTCGCCGTGCGCGCCTCATGCCCAGTGCGCCAGCGAGGGTTCCCCTGGATAAACACCGCGGTACGCTTTGGGCCAAGCTTTTCGGCCGCAGCGGAGGCGACTTTGCTGAGGACGCCAGCCGCGGCGCGCTTCTGCTTGCCCTTATCGAGCGCCTTGAGCGCGCGGTCAGTCACAGCAGCCAAGCCCAGGCCGCCCAAGGCCCCTCCGACAACGCCGCCCGCGCCACGGGGCAGCGCTGCCTTGAACAGCTTCCGGTTGACCCCCTTGGGGGCGTGCCGTAGCACTTGCTCCGCGTAGCGAGATGCCCCACCGAGGGCGGCACCAACTGTGGCGGGCACGAGGTACTTGTCCCTGCTCCGCTTCTTCTTTCTTCCAGCGGCGACGCCCAGGGCAAGGGCTATTGCTTTCGGAGACTTGACCAGTGCCCTCGACGCACCGAAGCCTAGCCCCTCCTTCGCCGCAGCCTTACGAGAAAGGCCGTGCAGTCTTGCCTCTCGAAAACCTTCCACACCCCCTGTCGCGATTCCGGTGAACGTGCTCGCCGCCAGAATGTCTCGGAGCCCCTTGTTCCTCCGATGCTTCTCCTTCGACGACGCCCGGTGCACCCCCCGTACGAAGAGCGGGGCGGACGCAATGGCCGCCGTCCCACCAAGAGCCCGGCCTATGCCGCGGCCCTTGAAGCCGTGCGTGAGTAGCTTGCTGAACTTCTTCGAGCGGTCTCTGAGCTTGCCCTCGACTGCAGACTCAACTGCGGCCTTGGGGATGTCCGCCAGCGTCTTGACCGCGAACATGGGGGCCACCGCCAGCAACTGCTTGCTGTAGCTGTCGTTGCTGGTGGGCATCGAGCGGGGGCTCCTAGAGCTTAGCGGCTAGCTTGCTCAGGATACGCTCTACGGCGGGGGGAGTGGGAGGGAGTGCAGGCTCGAACGCCATGTAGATACTCTCACGGGCGAGCGTGTCGGTCGGGGACTTGCACACCCCACTGGCGAGGTCGACCACCGGGCGGGGCAGGTTCCTGGCGAACTCAGCGACAACAGCGGCGGCGCCAACGGGGAGATTGACTCCGTCGTCGGTAGGCCAGAAGTGAAACTCCAGGCGCGTCTTGCCGACACAGTACTCGGCGTCCAGGCCGTTGAGCTTGGTCTCAGCCTGCACGAACTGCGGCACAGCCTCGAACGTGGCCTGCTGGAACACTGCGACGCCCTGCACGAACGCCTCTGCCATCTCTTTATGCTCTTCGCTCATCAGGTGTCTCCTCGCAACTCTTCGATGGAAGATACCTTAACTTCCTGCGTCCGAATACGGATACTTCGCAGCTCCTCCAGTAGCTGCTGAGTCTGGTTCCCCGTGCCCGCCAGACGGTCGTCTGAACTCATCAGGATTTCCGTCCAGAGCTTGGCCGTCTGCGCGGTGTGCAGGCAGTTGCTCATCAAGCTGGTCTCGGTGAACCTCATGGCTGCCTCATGGAACATCGAGCCAAGGACTTGGTCCCGTCCCAGCTCAACGCGGTGGCCCAGCTGCCAGAGTGCGTACTCGGGGCTCCGCATACGCATCGTGTCGAGCAGCTTCTTCGACTGCAGCGACATGATGGGGACGGTCATGTCCTTCGCCCGGACACCGTTGGCGGCCTGATCCTTACGCTCCTGGTGGAACTCCCCCTTGAAGTACGCCACCCACTGCCGCTGGGTCAGAGAGTTGGCGTCCCAGAAGTAGTGCTCGTAAGCCGCGATGGCCGCAGCGTCGATGGCGACACCCAACACGTCACGGGCATATTCCGACACCACGTTGTGCGGAGTATTAGCGACTAATAGAAACTCCACGACACGGCGCAGCTGAAGCTGGCTCAGAATGCCGCGCGCTGCGGTGACGTGCTCCGTCTCGACGTGCATCGACCACAAGCCCGCATCGCGAATCCAGCGGATGGCCTCAGTCGACTCGGGCTTGAAGGGCTTTGGGCGTCCGCGAGCAAGCTCCAAGCGGACGAAGGTGAGGGTCTCGTTGGTCGGTGGAATGAAACCGTACGAGTCAGCGACGAGAATCGCTTCCTGAATGGTCATGCCCTGGAACTGTACAAGGCATTTCAGCCACCGCTCGTATGGAACCCGCATTCAGACTCACCGCATCGTCGACCTGGACTGCATCGCTTTCAGCCCGTCAATCGTCCGGTCGAGGCCGCGAAGGGCAGAACTGACTGCCGCTTCAGGAACGTCCTTGAGTCCCAGCCTGACCGCAATAAGCAACTCTGCCAGCTTTGTCACACAAGTTTCAAGGTCCGGGAGAGCTTCGAGAAAACTCTGCGTGTTCTCCGGAGTCAAGAAACTGAGCGACAAGACAGAGTCTACGGTGTCCTGGTCCGCCTCCTGCGCCAGCGCCGCGGCCTCCTTCAGGAGGTACACGCCTCGGTGCTCAAGTGCCTCGGGCTGAGCTGTCTCCGCGCCCGTGAGCTGGGTAGGCAGGTAGAACTGCACGGGGTCGGCGTGGCTCGCAGCACACTTCTCCAACGCTCCTGCGAGAGAGTCGCCCTCCCGCACAAGTGCCCAGACCGTACCCTGGAGGTTGGACCGGCCCTCGACAGCACCACGAAGGATGTAATCCGAGCCGTCGACCTCGATTGAAGCCAGTTTGTCCATCCGACCGGCACTCTGGTGTGCGTCGGTCACCCGCTCGTCGCTTACGAAGGCGTCGTGCGCGGGCCGCTTGTTGCAGAAGTACGTGTCCTCGGGAAGGAACAGGGCGCCATCACGCAGGATAGGCGAGGCCACCTTGGTGAACACCGCCTCGACCGCACCGTGGAACGGGTGCTCCACCGTGTACCGCGGACGACCTTCGACCGTGTAGGAGCTGACCGAGACCGGCTCACTGATGGCCGCCAGCTTCTGGAAGAAGAACACGCCCGCGCCCTTGGCTTCTTGGGCGGGGATGAAGTTCATGTCCTCCAGCGTAACCGGGCCCTCTAGGACACCCGCGACCTTCTCCTGCATCGAGGCCGTGTCACCACCCACGACGAGGACGTTGCTGGACGGGTTGCCGTCCAGGCGCAACACGTTGCGGAAGACCTGCACGGTCTCCAGCTCCGGGATGCCCTCACGCATCGCGCTGTACGTCCCATTGACGAAGGCGAGCTTGGTCTTGCCCACATGCCCCACAACCGGGAGGGGCTCCGAGGCTCCGCCGACAACCGTGAACCCCTGAGACATCACCTGCTGGCGCAGGGCAGGCGAGAGCCGCGAACCCTCAGCGTTGGTCAAATCGCGCGAGACCGAGGCGGTCTTAGCGCGGTAACCGCCATCGGTCTTCTCCAGCAGGACAGGACCGTCGTCGAGAGCCACTTCCATGGCCATCTCGGCGGGCTGCATGTTCTCGATGATGCGACCAACCGCCAGCGACAGCGCGGGGGACCGCGTCAGCTCCGACCGGAACCCCTCGGTCCCTGCCATCTTGAGGAGCACGTCCGTGCCCGCCGCCGAGCTGATGGTCACCCGGTCCAGCAGGCTGCTCGGGCTGGACTGCTTGACCTGCCCCAGTCGCGACCCGCCACCCATGGCCCCCTCGGGCTTGCCGCCCGTGAAGCCCTGAGTTGTCTGCATCTGGTTGGTCTTCAGCGCAGACGCTGGGGCAACCGCGAACGGAGAGGCGTCGAACATCTGCGCAGCCAGCCGCTGCTCCGACAAGGGCCAGAACTGCCCGTTGGGGTCGATGAACACATCGAACCCGTGAGCCTTGTTCTCTTGGACGATGACCGGAATCCGCACCGCCTTCGAGGGGTCCTCGGGCTCAGGCTGCTCCGACTGTGGGTGGATGGACGACGCCTGTGCCGCGGTATTCGGGGCGGGGATGTCCGTTGCCGCCTTGACCATGAACATGCCGTACAGATAGCCCAGGTTTTGCTCCTGGTTCTCAATCTGCAGCTGGATGCTGTAGGTCCCCAGGTACGGGTGCTGCTTGTAGAGCTGCGCTTGCAACTCGGATTCGAGGGTAGCCGGGTTGTCGCTCAGCTTGAACTGAGCAGCGACCTTCTCGAAAACAACCCTGGTGTCACGCTCAATCTGAAAGAGTTCCATCCGGCTACCTAGTCGTCTTTAGAAGTGTCGAGGTTGCTCTGGTAATCCCGCCGAGCGTAGGGGACTTCTTAGCCCTCACGATTCCGGCGTTCGTTGAGGGGACCGCCCCCTCAATGTAGTGCTCGTGGTCACGAATCGCACGAAGCAGGTCGTGGCTGTTAATCACGACGTCGTGTCCGCCAGGGCCACCGAAATCCACACGACCACCCCCCGGCGGGGTAATGGTCAGGGCTCCGCCCTCGAACTGCATTCGTACAGCCCCTAGATTCATTGTGGCTTCAGCTGCCCTCATGTGTATCAGTTCGGTGCTTTCCAAGAGCAGTTCCCTGACCACCGCCTTCAGCCTGTTGGACTCCGCTATAGCCTCGATGAAGCTAGCTCCGAAGACAACTTTACCCTTTTGCCCTAGCTTGAGGTACAGCGACTCGGTTTCTACCTGGATATGGCCCTTCGACATCATGAAGCAGTCACCCTCTCGGGAGACCTGTACGGCGTACGTAACCGCGGGCACCTCGTCGCGCGACATCACGGTGCAGCTGAGCACCCCAATATTAGTCGCTAATAGTTCGTAGTCGTCCTGCTTGTTCCTGGCAAATGTGTGGTGCTTGCCAGCCTTCTCCGGGTCCAGCACATCGAACGTCAGCTGCCCGAAACGAACCTCCACCGCCGCTGCGGTGTCCTCGATGGACTCTTTGAAGTCGTACTCAATCAGCACAGCAACGGTGTCGTCGTCTTCCTCCAGGATAGTCGCGTGCCCCCACTCGATGCGCCCCTGCGGCGACCGGGCCTGATAGCGCTCGAAGTAGTCCCGGATGACATTGCCAACGGGGATGTACAGCCGCTGGGCGATACCCGTTGCCGCAATCTGGACGATGCCCCCGCGACGAAGGACAACACGGTTGCCATCCTTGGTCGCCATCGCGATGTCGCCGGGCTCCATGTCCAAGCGGAAGCCCGAGAAGTCCGGCCCCTTCGAGGACTCGATGAGCGTAGGGGTGCCGTTCTTATCGAAGACCTCCCCCTCGACGGACTGTGGGTTGGTAACGAACCCCATCAGCATGGACGTGCCGTCTGCTGACGTGAACACGTAGGCGTAGGCACCCACCTCGGGCATCACGTACACACCACCGCCGTGGTCGGGGTGGCAGTACAGCGAGGCAAAGGGCATCTCCGCATGAGGCTTGTGCGTGAACACCCCCATGAGGCTCACCGTGAACTCGGTGGTGTTCACATCGGTAACTTCGCACAGCTCCAGCCGCCCTGGGCGCGACGCCTGCTCAGGGGATTTAGAGAGCCCACTCATTAGTACGGGCTCTTGGAGCCTGAGTCGGGCTTACCGAACTCAGCTGTGTACGCAATGCCGGGAGCCGGGTGGACCCCATGGATGTCCGACTTCCAACCCTCGTTCGCCGCGCGGGTGAAGGTCTCCTTGAGCTTCCGGTACTGCAGTCGAGCAATCCAGTCCGTGGTCTGGTCCAGGGCCAGGGTCTCGACGCCGCGGAGAACGGGGACGACCTTGACGGTCTCCTTCCCCTTGTTGGCTCGGTTGAGGGCGTTCACCTTCGTCAAACTCACGTAGTCATTACGGATGATGCCCTCCTCGTCGCCCACTTCACCGGGGTCTTCTACAACACCCAAGTTCGTAAGCGCGCGGACGACGACCTCGACGTTTCGCTTCTTGACCCCCGCCTCCGCATACACCCCGTGGACCTCGTCGGTCAGGTAACGCTGCACCCGGTCCAGGTTGGTCAGCGTCAATAGCTCTCGGGGGTCAACCGGCCCCGAGCTGAGGGCATCACCCTTCTTGACCGTAGCGCCCACCTTGAACTGGAGTGTCCGACCGTGCGGTATGTAGTGCTCCTCGCCGCCGACAGTGATGTCGTAACCGCCCACCGCGCTCTTCGCTATCTTGCCCACGCGCCCGGGGACCTGAGCCAACGTGGCCTTCCCCGGCAGGGTCTGAGGAATCTTCAAGAGCTGCTTCACGCGTTCGATGCCACCCACCACAGAGCTACCGCCCGCACCGGAAGCGCCGCCTGTGTGGAACACCCGCATACTCAGCTGCGTACCGACCTCACCGATAGCCTGACCAGCGATGACCCCGATGTTTGTCCCGAGCGCAACGGGGCCACCCCCGTCCATAGCGCCGTAGCACTTCGCGCACATCCCCTGGTGGGACTCACACTTCGTCGGCGACCGGACAACCAGACCGTCCACACGCGCGGCCTTGAGACTTGTAACCATCTGCGGCGTGATGAGACTTCCTGCCCGGAACGACTGCCCCTTCGCCTTGACTCCCTTGACGAGAACGCGGTCTACAAGGTCGCTGTCCCCAATCTTCATGTGGATGCCCGTGGTCGTTCCGCAGTCCTCGACGGTGATGACCTGTGGGATGGCCGTGTTCACAATCTGCTTGGAGAGCGCTCCCGGCTCACTCACGGACTGCACCTTCTCGATAAGCCCCTTCCGCGCACCGGACGACGCCGTCCAGTAGCCCGCGGTGGAGAGCCCTTCTGCGTAGGACTTAGTCACAGGAACAGGGATGATACGTCCGTCCGCGTTCTCCATCAGGAGGGGCGCGATGATGAGCTGCTGGAGCTGGGACCAGCCCGGCTTCACGCCCGCCTTGTACATGGTGTACAGCCGGTTCCCAGTAGCCTGCAGGTACTTCTCCGCGTCGTTTTTGATGTCAGCCGTCGCCTTTTGGTACAGCGCGACAACCTTGCCGTCCTGCTCTTTCCGTGTGCCGCCCGCCCCGCGGACCACCTTCTCGCGTGCCTGCGCGACCTTCAGGTGCTTATCCCGAATCGTGCTCAGGGTATTGAAGTCGTCAGAATCAAAACTGAACCCGCTGCTGTAGGCGAACCCGAAGCCGAGGTCCTTCAGCTTGTCTACAGAGTTAGCGAACTGCGCAGGATGGTCGGTGGCTAGGTCCCGCAGCACACCTTGGAGGCTCTTATTATTCAGGGTGAAGTCCGCATCCTCCAGCAGTTCCGCGGTTCGCAGACTCGCAGGAAGGGCACCCGCAATCTTCAATCGCCCGGCGGTGGTCTTCTTCCCGTCCACTGTGACCACATCGGTCATGGCGATGTCGCCCTTGTTGGCCGCGTCGATGGCGTCCTTGTTGCTCGCGAACTTCTCCCGGGAGCGCTTCCCGAACTGCGTGAGCATGAACAGCCCCAGCTGCCCCTCCAGCGAGGGTTGGTACATGACCTTCCCGGTCGAGGGGTTGAAGAGGTTCTTGCTGGGCATCATCTTGTACGCCTCGTCGACCGCGCCCTGCGAGATAGGCACGAACACCCCCATCGCGTCCCCGTCGAAGTCAGCGTTGAAGCCCCCCACCACCAACGGGTGGATATGGATGGCCTTCTCGTCGTCGATGATGCGCGCCTTGAACGCCATGATGCCGAACTTGTGCAGCACCGGGTCTCGCTTGAAGAGGACCGGGCGCTTGGAGGCCACGACCGCGAGCGCCTTGTTCGCCAGCGACGTGTCCTTCTCGATTTCTTCCCGCGCCTGGAGAGGTGTGTAGCCCATGGCCACCATCTCCTTGACGACGAAGGGCCGGAAGATTTTCATCGCCCCCTTCTTCGGGAGGCCCATCTCGTCCAGGTGCAGGCTCATATCCGGGACGATGACCGACCGCATGGTCAGGTCCTGCTTGCGGTCGAGGATGGCCTTGTGGAAGTAGCTCTCCTTGGGCGAGGTGCGCCCTGAGAGGATGTTGAGGATGCCAGGGGGCCTGGGCTGCCCATCAGTCGTCAAACCCTGGTCAGAGGCCGTGGCGGTACCCATGAGTGCTTCGACGGCGCTGTACAGTTCAGTGCGGAGCTTGAACAGCTCCGCGTCCGGCAGAACCCCTTTGGCTGCCTTCAGCTGGTCACTCAGCAACGAGACATCCCGGTAGAGCAGGTTGAGTCCGTCCACGTTGAGGTCACCCGCCTCCATCACAGAAATGGGGCGGAACTGCGGCGGAACGACCGGAAGGTTCTCCAGGACGTACGCCTCTCTAGCTGACAGCCCCGTCTTGTTGAGCATCAGGAGGTACTTGATTCTCTTGTTGACCTTGTCGAGGCTGCTGCGGCGAGCGGTCTTGATTTCTTCCTTGGCCGCGGTCAGCTCCTTGTCGACTTCGATGCCGGACAGTGCCGCTGCAAGGGCAGCGGGCCCGGTAGCCCCGCCCTCCTCTGTGACCTTGCCATCCTTGTCCAGCGAGACCTTCCCCGCGAGGATGCCGTCGTACTGCTTACCAGTGAGCCCGAGCAGCGACCGAATACCCTTCTCAAAGAGGGGGTTGGGCATGGACTCAGCCAGGACCAAGTGGCTCCAGTTCTTCCCGCCAACGCCGCCTGTGATTTCCTCATCGAAGAGGCCGCCCTTCTCCGGGCGCAGGTCCTTACCACGGACCACCTTGCCGCCGTCCTCCAACGCACCGGACGACATCTCAGTAATCTGCTTGTCGGTCATGGGGAGCACGACAAGCTCGTTGCCGTGCTTCTCGACGTTGACTCCGAGCCCGTTGAGGTACCCGAGAAACTTCTCGTACGCAAACGACGGGCGGGGCGCGGGAAGCATCTGCCCTGTCTGAATGGCCGTCCAGATTTCGTCCTGGGACCGGTCTGAGTTCCCAACCAGGAAGCCGCGAACGAAGTACCTGTGCGTATCCTCCACCTCCAAATTGAACAAGTACTTCCCCCGCCATTCCGGCAGGTCTCCCAAGCACCCAGCAGGCTCAACTGCGTCAACCGGGGTCTCCACCAATCCCGGGGCACCAGGAGCAGAAAACTCAACCAGCTTCTGCCCAATAGGGGCCACCACATCGCAGGTCTTGTAAGACAAACTAGGGTGAAGGTACGGACCCAGCTTGCTCAAGAAGTGCTCTGCGGCCACTCCGTGCTTCTTGAGGTGGTCGACGTTGTCGTTGAAGTGCACCTCCGTCAGCCGCTCGATAGCCGCGATGGCAGACTTCCGCTCATCCGAGTTCATCGAGTAGACCGCAAGACCCGCCTGCACACCGCCGCCATTACTCAGCGAACGATACCCACAGCCATCGTCCTGGAACCAAATTGCCAATGACCTCAACGTCAGCAGGTCCCACACCTCCTGTGGGAAGCGCCTCTCCCCAGAGGCATAAAACTGACGATGCAATTTCAGGAACTCAGGCGTAGCGAAGCTGGACCACTCCACCATCTGCTGCCCACAGCTGAAGCCTTGGTACCCCGCGGTGTATTCCCGCAGCTCTCGGTGCGTGAACGAACTCAGTGCATCCGCCTTGAACTGGAGATACTCCCGCTGCTTCACCGAATGGCGTTCCTGGAAGTAAGGAAACCGCGAAGTCTCCTTCTGCGCCATGTAACCATCCCCCAGGAGTGAGCCCAGCAGAAGGTCATGCTGGCCCTCCGAAAGCTCGTTTCCCCAGGTGAGTATGGCATCCACCCCAGGGCGGAGGTCTTTCGCCCACACCTTCTCCAGCTGCCCCTCGCGCCGAACGTAGAACTGGTGCTCCTCGGTACAGAGAACCGTCCCTTTCACGAAGGCAAACTCGCCGCTCCGCCTGCGGTGCGCCGTAACACGCACAAGCCGGTCCTGCTCCCCGTTACGCCTCCAGTAATTCTTGATGGGCCGGTAGCACAGCCCTTCTTCGTCCGACCACGTCAGCACCTTGACCGGGAGGCGATTGGTGACAATCTTTCCAATCTCGATTTCGCCTTGGTCGGTCAGCACCTTCTCGTGATACGGGAAGCACTTCCACGACAGAGCGTCGCGGATGTTGTTGACCGCGCCGTGGGCAATCATCGCGTAGAGGCCCAGCTCGCCGTACCGCTGAGCGCCGTCGTTACCACCGTAGGTACCTCGCGGCACCATGTTGGCGTTGTAAGCATGCCCGTAGCCGTGCGCGCGGGCAGACAGCTTCTTGTCGACTTGGTGTTCCTGCTTGAGGATGTACTGGTGCCCCGTCATGACTGGGCCCAGGCTCTTCCCCGTCTCCGGGTCGAACAGCTCCGTCGTCTCCGACAGGCCCTTCTTCTCCAGGATTTGGTCAATGAGCCCCTTGTAACCGGTCTCGTACTCGTAGGGTTCAATCCAGATGCGCTTCGAGCCCTTCCCGGACTTGATTGTCCGGTAGTGCCCCTTGACCTGGACGATCTTGGTGGACACGTCGCCCACGCTGATGCGGTGCCCCTCGTCGCCATCGAAGTTCGAGACCGCGTAGGGCTTCCCGTCCTCGACCGCTGCGAGCGTGATGGCGTTCTCCAGGACCTGCCCAGGATTGATGCGCCCAGGAACACCCGAGGGGTTCAGCACAATCTCCAGCGGGGCACCATCGCCATCCCGGGGCATCTCCTCGTCCGGGAGGATGGCAACCACGACGCCTTTGTTCCCATGGCGTGAGGTCAGCTTGTCGCCGATGTCGGCCTCTTCTGCCGTCTTGACGTAAGCGACGACCTCTTTGCCGTTACGCACGACCTCCGTGACCACACCCGTGTACGGCTTGTTCCACGTGAGCGAGCGGTCCCTGTAGGGCTTGGCCAAGCTCTTGTGGATGCCCTTGAGCATGATTTGCTCTGCCGAAGGGTCCGCCTCCTTGAGCACTGTGGCAATCACGTCACCAGGGCGGACGATTTCGCCACGCTTGATGACCCCATCCTCGTCGAGCTTGGCGGCGTTCGCGTCAGAGACAACCCCGGGGAAGTTCGCACGGAACTTCTTCAGCCCCATCATCATCCCGGTGTCCAGGTACACACGCGGCTTGTGCAGGTGCTCACTGGTGAGCTTCTTGGCGGCCGTCTCACTAATGGTGATGCCGTCCTCGTAGTTGAGCCCCTTGTACGCCAGATAGCCCACGCGCAGATTGGTGCCCATCGAGAGGACGCCGCCCTTGGTGAAGCTAGTGTCAGCGATGACGTCGTCCTTCTTGACCTCGTCGCCCTTCTGCACCAGGGGCTTGCTGGTAACGAACGCCTTGGAGTCGTTGAGGGGGTAGTTATCGTAGAGCTGGACAACGTGCTTCTTGCCGTCGTCCCCTGCCACCACAATGCGCTCGGCTTCGACCGACTTCACCGTCCCGGACACCGGGCTGGCGTGTGACTGCATTTGGCCGAGAATCTTCTCCCAGGTGTCCCATGCCGGCTGGTCCGAGCCAGAAGCCACCTGAAGAAGGGGCTCCTCGGGGTTCTTCAGCGGAACCGTCTGCTCCATGTGACGCGCAGCCATTCCCGCACGGTTCGCTTGGTCAGAGGGCAAGAACGGTATGAGGTTCGCAGTGAATGAGAACATCGCCTTGGGAGATCGCAGAACATAGTCCACCTCGTTGGCTTTCACATTGGTGGGGTCACCCTCACCCCCGCGGATGACCGTGATGAGGTCTTTCCGAGGCTTGAAGGTCTTTCCGTCTCCCGTGTCGTACTGGTCGGGAAAGGCCAGCGTCTTCCCGTGCAGCTCCGTGGGGGAGACATCCGCCCACTTGCTGTTCTTCACGTCCCACACCTTGATGACCGGCTCGTTGCCTCGCTTGGAGACACCCAGCGTCAGGTGCGTGGTGATACCACTTCGGGTCCCCTCCGGGCTGTGAAACGGGTCAGTGAAGCCCATCTGGCTAGAGTCCAGCATCTTGGCAGAATGACTGACCGCGTTCTCCGTGCTGATACCGCCGGTGCCCATCAGGGTGGCTTTGAGGTGCCCGCCAATCATGTCGACCGGGTTCAGCTGTGAGGGGCGCTGAGACAGGGAGGTCGAGGTGAAGAACGACTTGACCGGGACGTTGAAAACGTCAGGGGTCACAATCTTGCGGATGTCGTCACGGCGGTCCAGGTTGTTGCGGATCTTCCGCTCCACCCGACGACGCGAGTTCTTGATGCGCTCCGGGAGGTGGTCGGCCACCGTCCACAGCTCCTTGAACCGGAGGGAGTCACGGTTGTCCACCTCGGCCGTCCCACGAGAAACGCCGAGCAGCTTATTAGCCGCTAATAGCAGCGCCTCGCCGGTGACGGTCGTGAAGCCCTTGCCCAAGGTGACGCTGGTGGTGTCCGGGCGAAGCTCGGTCGCCGCGAACGACTCACGTACAACATCCTCGACCTCCTCGGGAGTGGTCGCTTCGGACCGGGGGTTCAGGGTCTTGGCGAGCTTCGCCATCTGCCCTTTGCGCTGAAGGCGTGCGGCGGTCTGGTAGACCTCCGGCCCCCAGGCCGTCTCCATCTCCTCGGCGCTGATACCCAGTGTCTGAAGAAGGGGCACGAGGGGCGTGTTGGTCGTCCCGTGGGTGGCCAGGAACTGGCGCTTCTTGGGGTCGAAGCTCACACGGAACCCGCGGCCCTTGCTCAGGTTGAACTGGGTCTCCAGTCCGCCGTTAGCCTTCATACGTGTGTACGCGCCGGCCTTGAGGCGCCACTGGTTGTCTGCTTGGTACTCCGTCCCGTCCACGATGAACGAGTACCGGCGGGTGTAGTGCGGCAGATTCAGCAGCCGCACGCCCTTGGTTTTCGACACCACTTTGCCGGAGGCTTTGTCCACCAGCTCCATGTCCGCGAGGATGGGGACCGCCCATGTCCGATTGCGGACCCTGGCCCGCTTTTGAGCGTGTATGTCGTCGATGTGGACGTTGGGCCCAGCATAGACGTTTGTAGCGCGCAAGATGCGCGTCCGCCCCTCAATCGGGAGGGTGTCTTTGAGAACCTGGATTGTGCCGTCTTTGAGGGCTTGCATCGCCCTCTCTGGGTCCAGGGTATGGATATCCGCCATCGGGGAAAAGCCTCTGTTTTGGGGCGTACCTTCGCCCATACTAGCAGCGCACGGCCTGCGCTAAACAGGTTCTCCTTCTTGGTATAAGAATTACGAACAAGGAAGAATACTCTTCCGACGTTCGCAGTCACTGTGTGAGAGGAGCCCAGTTTTTTATGAAAGCAATCACAAACACGTCCACAACGAAGGACCTGGAACGCGGGACCGAAGACGCGCTCACCCCCGTTCAGAAGTAGGGTGAACCCAAAATTCATCCCGCTGAGGCCGGGGGTAAGCTGTCCGCTTGCCCCGATGCCTTGCTACACCCCCCGGGAGTGTGCTGACTGCCGCTTCTTCGAGAAGCGACGCGCCTGGACGGCCGAGTGGCTGTGCGGTACGTGTCTGGTCGTCGAGGAGGACACCGCTGAGGTGTACTTCTCAAGCGGGAACTGTGAGGAGTGCGGGGGGTTCAGCCCCGTGCTCTGCGCAGTGGTGCTTGCCTCCGCGCGTGACTAGGGTCCGCGCGAGGGTAACTGCTCAGGGTTGGGGCGTAGCCGTACGCCCTGACTTTTTAGGTCCCTGAAAACCAGCTCGTACAGATTCGGGTTGTTGGCCCGCAGCTGCTCCAGCCGGTGATACTGGTCGACCTCTGACATAGCGCTCAACTGCTGGGCGACGGTCCGCGCCGCTACGGCGAGGTTCTGGCCTCCCGCGCTCTCCACCGGCTGCTGCTCTTGCCCCGGCTGAGCCTGCTGCTCTTGCCCAGGCTGCTGCGGCTGGCCCTGTTGAGCCTGCTGCCCCGCAGCACCCTGCTGCTCCTGCCCTTGCTGCTGTTGCTGCTCCGGCGTCGCCATGCCGTTCTGGTTCAGAATCTCCTGCTGCTGCACCTGCGCCTGTGCGCCGTACTTGGCCTGGATAATCTGCGCCTCGCCTTGCGCCGCCGCTTGGTCGACAATCTGCTGGCGCGATACACGCGCCTGGACCGACCGCTCGGTCTTGAGCAGCGTCTGCTCCCGGTCGTAGTCGAAGTCCCGAGACTGTAGCAACGACCGCTGCGAGATGAGCCCACCCTGCGACAGCTGCAGGTCGTACGACGCGCGCTGGATGTCGTCCGCCATCTTGAACGGGCGGAACCTCATCCCAATAGGCGTTTTGTCACACCCACCGGCAATGGCATCCCGGATGAAGTGAACCAACCGCAGCATGTCTTGACGGTTGCCAAGGAACTCGTTCTCAAGCGCCTTGAGGTTCACGCTCGCGCCGCTGTACTGGGCCTCCCCGTAGAAGAACGAGGTGGGCACACCCATGCCCGCTACGATTTGGTCGAAGTAGACCCGCAGCTCCTGGTGGAGCAGCATGGCCCGGCCCTGCCCACCGATGAGCTGGTAGCCGAGCGGGAACCCGAGGACCGGGATGTGGTTGGGGTCCTGGCGCCACTTGGTGACCTGAAGCTCGACCTCCTTCTGCCAGCTCTTCAGGTTGACCTGGGAGTAGAAGTTGTTGCCGTCTCCGGTGACCTGCGGGTAGAGCACACGCATGGGGACGATGTGCTCCATGCACACCGCTTCCTGGCTCTTCCGCAGGACCTGCGTGAAGAAGATGTCCTTCAGGACCGGCAGGACAAGCGGGGCGCCCCAGCCCTGGTCCCCCGGGTTCGTGCTGATGGACGCCCTCCGCGAGTGGAAGATTTTGTCCGACTCGATGAGGATGGCCTTCTTTTTACGTATCGCGTCGATGAACGTCTGGGGGACGTTCTGCACCACGTCAGGAATGCCAAGAGTAATCTGGTTCCGCAGATACTGGGGCATCCGGTAGAAGTACCGGGAACGCCCAGTTATCTCGTTGTACTCGATCTCGATTACCCGCGGGTTCCACCGGACCAGCCGCACCGCTTCGAGGTTCTTCTGGTACTCGTCGTGTACCTTCGCCTCGTGCTGGGTATCGCACTCCTGGCAGTGCAGCATGAACTTCGTGTCGCGCCACTGGTACTTAGCTTTGGACGCCTCGACCGCGTGCTGGCACTGACGACACGTCAGCTTCTTCACGAACGGGAATGAGACCGTACAGAACGAGTTGCCGAACGTGTACCTGTCCAGGTTCTGCTCGACCAGGAACTGGCGGATGCGCAGCTTGGTCTCGAACAGGTCCCGCCACTCTTCGACCAGCCCCTCGTTCCCCTCGTCGAACATGATGTCCGTGATGGGGTACGCCGCGAGGCGACTCGTCACCGTCGAGATGATGGGGTTGGTACGCTGGTAGTAGGCACACCACTCGAACGTCTCCCGGATAGTCGACGGGAGGTAGTTCTCAGCGATGTCGAAGAACGGTGACGGGTAGAACGCCTCAGGCCGCCCCACTGACGAGGCGCGGGCCTGCCTACCGGCCGAAGGGGCTGTAATGACGGACATGCTTAACTCAACAACCTGCTGGACTGCTCGATGAACAGGGCATTCTGCTTCCGCACAAAGGCTACTATAGCCTGGGACTTAGCGGCTTGCAGGCCGATGGCCGAGCGAGCGTCTACGCCCGGCGAGTTATTAGCGACTAATAGCCGCACCGCATCCTGCATGGACGAGGTACTGCCCTCGCCCAGCTTCTGCACGTAGTCGTTACACGGCTCAAGCGGCCCGGGGCCGTAGACATACCCCGCCGAGAACATCCCGGCGGCGACGTACTTGTAGACCTCTTTCGACACCTTGACGTCTTGGCGCAGCGAGGAGAGCACGTCGAGGGCGAAGGCACACTGCAGCGGGTTGGCCTGCTGCACCATGTCAAAGCGTGGGGGTAGGCCGCGAAGACCCAGGGCTACATTCTCGAAGATGTCCCACGCCTCGTACGGCGCAGAAGCCACCATGCTCGACCGGATAGCCTGAATCTTGTTGCGGGAAGCCGCAGAAGGTGTGCGCCCGAAGGACAGGTAAATCTCCGCCCAGACGGTCTCAGGCTCCCAGCCGAGGTACTCCGTCTTGAAGGTCTTGAGGAGGATTAGTCCAAGAACGAGCGGATGTGTCTCGCTGTTCGTGAACGCTTCCGGTATCGCCTCCGGTCCTGTGGGCCCGAGAGCGGAGATTTCTTCAGGGCGCATCCATCATCCCGGCAATCACCGCCTTGTGCGGGTCCGGGAGGCTTCCCAGGACACTCACAGGGTCGGCTGCGAACTGCTGGGCGAACTCTGCACCAAACTCACCCTCAAGTCGAGAGCCCGCTCCCTGTGCGAAAGAAACGATGTCGTCGCCGCTGTAGTCCCGCCCACCGATGGACACGTTGACCGACGCGGTCTTGGTGTGCCCCTCGTAGGGGGCGCCGTAGATGGAGTACACCGGGTCCGGGATGCTGCGGCCGTAGTACTGCGTGAGCTGGAGAGTGCTATCGAACAGCTCCAGGGAAGCGACCGCCTCCTCAGCAGTGAACTCGCCCGAGGCCGTCTTCTCCTTCAGCGTGTCGAGCACCTTCGAGGGCTCAGGGGACCAACCCGTCGCGAGCTTGCGCGCGTCGATAGCCATACTGAGGTTCTGGCCGACCTCCGTGCCAGCGTAGTCCTTCAGCTCCGGAACGGTGTCGAGGTCGACGCCGGCTTCCTTCACCATGAAGGCCAGCCGCTGCTTGCCTCGGGGGCTGCAGCCAGCGAACTCGTCACGGAGGTGCTCGATGGACGGGTCCGTCTCCAGCTCGAACAGCGCGGCCAGCGCGTGGTCGTCCGCGGCGGCACTGGTGAGGATGTCGATAGGCGAAGCGATCTTCTCCATCTCGTTGTACGCCGGAAGACCGAACGCATCGAGGGCAGTCTCCAGCTTCGCCGAGGCTTCCTTCCGCAGCTCCTCCGGGAGATGCATCCCGCAAGACACGAAGTAGAGGAGTGAAGCCGCAGTATTCCCCGCGTCCATCAGCGGGAACTTGGCGGCCAAACCAGACGCGGTCTTGACGAAGACAGCGTAATCGCTAGGATGCTTGACAGTCACATCCGACAGATTGACAGCGGTCTCGAAGACGGCAGGGGTTTTACCCCCCAGCCGGTCCCGAAGCAGCTGTCCGCCGTCGTCGTACTGGTCAACAATCCGGAGGTCGAGCGTATCCATGTGCACCCTCACAAGCGGCGTCCGCTTTTCGGTATAAGCTGCTCAGAGCAACAAGAGAAGCTTACACGACGTGCGAATGGGAGAAAAGCAGAGGTGACCTTCGATGCTCTGCTAAAAGCCGCGATAACCGACGCGGGGTACTCCTCCCTCAGGACGTTCTCAATAGACGCAGGCATCGCCCGAGAGTCCGTACGTGCGTACACCGCAGGTGACCGGATACCGAGTAACGCCAAACTAGAACAGATGGGGGATGTCCTCGGTATCCGCGAGGCACCAACTTACACCCAGCTGGAGCTTGCTCTGGCTACCGCCCGGCTCCAAAAGAAGAGCGGAGCAAACCAAAAGTACGGAGTTCAAGCCACCGCGGCGCTGAAGACCGCTGACCCCGCTGATGACCTACCAACCCACCGTATCGAGGCCCTGGTAACAATGTTCTTCGACCACGGACACCGAGAGCGTACTCCCGAAATCGAGTACTTCATCCGTGAACAAATCACCCGACTTCTGACTGATGTCTGAGGACATCCGTCGCACCTCCGGCGCTAAGTTCGTCTTCCTTAGCTTCTCTGAGGTCGACCAAGTTGGACAAGCACTAAGGGAACTACTTGCCACCTGGGGTCCAGGTTGGCGAATAACCCGCCCGAGCACCAGCTCACATCCGTTTCTACGCATCGAGTTCCTACCCAGTAACTGGGTTTGGGACCGAGCTGACAGAGAGTTCTCCACCGGCCCCAAGTGGGCCAAAATGGAGGCGTACTACCTAATGCTTCTCCTACAGGAGCACGGTACACAGATCCTCGCAGGGCGAGGGTGTGGTCTCGGTCAGTACTTTGAAGACGGGTCTACAGAACGCCAGGACACCACTCTCTACACAGCGAACGTAGAGCGTGCCCACAGTGTCCACTACGTCTTCTCCTGCCCCCCGGGGTTGGAGCCTCAAGACGCGATTCGCATTCATGGAGGCGTGCCCCTAGCGGGCGCGGTCACATGGGGAAAGTCAGCCGTAAATACGCTGGCGCCCCTCACCCCTCCTGGAGCAGAATTAGAAAATGCGCATTCTGAGACCCCAGCAGGTTCCGACGACGCCCTGCCCTGAGCAGGACGACGGAGCCGGCTTCAAAGATCGTGCGGTAGCCTCAGCAAGTCTGTGGCTGCCGCCCTGCGTGGATGATGTGGACTGGGCTCGTATCGAGGAGCGCAGCGTCGTCACACCTAAGCTTACATATGACCCGCGTCCGCTCATGACGACCCGAGCGGGGGCCACAATCAAAGGACCTGACGGGAAACCCATGCGCTTCGGGGAACTCCCGGAGCAAGTACCAATCTCCTTAGTGCGCGAGCTGGACGGCCACTTGGTGGTCCCCCGATACCTGTGCTCCGAAGAAACCGACAAGGTGGACTTCGAGTCCCCACAACTTGAGGACGTCTGGAGTCAGATTGACTTCGGCAGCAGGATTGAGCCCAGGAACGTCGCCCAGAAAGCGGCATGGGAGGCCCTCTCCGAAGCCGGTAACGGCACCCTCAAGCTATCGTGCGGCAAAGGGAAGACCGTGATGAGCCTGAAGAAGCTCGCGCAGCGGGGCTTCCCTGGCATCGTTCTGGTAAACAACCGCGGGCTGGCGCACCAGTGGAAGCTCAGCGCTATGAAGTTCTTGGACCTGGAGGACAAGGACATCGGGATGGTCACCTCCGGGCTATCCCACCGCGACGCCTACCACATCCCGGACAACCCGAAACTTCTCGCAAAAGCGCTCGTGGACTGTGACTCGGAAATGGTCCAACTGATCCAGCAGCTGGAAAAGGTTGCAGGCCCGGGGTTTAACCCCCTCTCCGGGAAGCACGTCCAGGCGCTGGTAAACCGCATCTGCACCCCCATAGAGCGGCTCGACTATGAGGCCGGGCGGGCCAAGTGTCTGCACGCCTGGGCAGACGAGGGTAAAGCGCCCTTCACCCTGCTGCGGGACTACCGGGAGGTGCTCTTCAAGCACCGGCTCCTTCGGGACCGCATCGACGGGGAGACATCTGTCTGGAACCGCCCGTTGGTCATCAGCACCATCCAGTCCCTGGTGAGCGGGCTCGACGATTTCCCGCAGTGGATACGACAGCGGTTCGGGTCCGTCTTCTTTGATGAGGGGCACCACCTCCCTGCTGCCACGTTCATTCGGGCTATCGATGTGTTCCATGGTGCCCGGTTCAGCCTCACAGCTACACCAGAGCGCGACGACGGGCTTGAGGCCCTCATGTACGCACACACGGGTGGGGTCATCTACGAGGACATGGAGCCTGAATATCCAGCGGCTCTTTACTTCAAGGACCTGCCCACCCGGCTGGCGACGGAAGACAAGGCTGTCCGCAAGGCTGTGTTCGACCGGCAGAGACGCATCAACCTCGGCATGCTCTACCAGTACCTCGCTATGGACCGCATCCGGAATCGACAAATCATCCGGCAGATGGTCATCCCCGCGCTGAACAAGGGCCGGGATGTATTGGTCCTGGCCCATGCGCAGGCCCACCCGGAGCAGTTGGCGAAGGCGCTGCTACAGGTGAGTCCCACCTTGGCGAAAGCCTCAGGGGTCGGAGTCATCACTGGAGAGACCTCCGGGATTGACCGTGTTCGGATCCTCGCAAGCTGCCGGGCATGCTTCGCCACAATGGGGGTTGCCCTGGAGGGGCTGGACGCGCCGAAGAAGGACACGGTCGTGATGGCGAGCGCCTTCACCTCCTGGCGAATGCTGGTCCAGAGCAAGGGGCGCATCGAGCGGCTCTTTGAGGGCAAGCCCCAGCCGCTCTACCTCATCGTCTCTGACACAAAGATAGACATCCTGAAAGGGATGTCCTGGGCACTGAAAAGGAAGCTACAGCGCAATGGCCTTGATTACAGCGGTTGACCCCCCGCTCTCTGACAAGCTGTGGGCGGTACAGAGGTGCTGGGCTAGTTGCGACAAGTGCGGGCTCTCGAAGTTCCGCTCTATGCCCGCCTACACCAAGGCGGAGCATGGGCCGCGCAAGCCAGAGCTTCTGTTCGTCACAGACCGCTTTGACCCCGCCGTTCTACAGACTCGTGAGTTCCCCACTGGAAACTACGAGGGGGTCTTACGCACCCTGCTGTCGAGCTTCGGCCACATCCCTGCGGACTACTGGTTCACGCCCGCAACCCTGTGCCCTACAACCGTTCCTGACCCCGACGACTGGCGGCCTCTTGAGTTGATGCCTGTCCCCAACCGGGCGCAAGTGTCGGCTTGTCGGCCGCGCCTACACGAGGAGATTCGGCTGCTCTGCCCGGAGATCATTGTGTGTCTTGGGAAGATGGCTGTTGAGGCTGTTTTCCCGAAGAACCCTCCCAAGTTTGTTCCCAACCTGGGGGAGATTGTAGAGCCACAAGTTTCTGGTGGTCTGTCCCCCATGGTAGTACCCTGCATGGTGACCTACAGCCTCAGTCATCTGTATCGAAATTGGGACATGTCAGAGGGCGGTTTGTGGAACACCGCCTTCAATCACATACAGCAAGCATCCGTCATCGCTAGGCACCTCCGCGAACAGCGGGGTGAAAATATTAGCGACTAATAATGGAGTCCGAAAATGCGTTCGACCCTTCGCCGCCGTCGTCTCACTCAGCCTGAGGTTGCGACCGTCACCCCCGTCGTCGAGACAGGCGCCATCACCGCCGCCGAGACCGCCGCCCAGGCCAAGATTGATGCGCGAGACCGCATCATCGCCGTGATGAAGGAGTTCATGGCTGAGAACCGGCCTGTCTTCACGCAGTTCATGGAGCTGACCGCCCGCGCCGAGACGGCAGAGGCGGAAGCCAAGGAGGCCATCCTCGCCATCGAGACCAGCGAGACCTGGAACTACAGCGAGACGACTCGCGGGGCCAAGCCCAGCACCCCGGTCTTCGACATCGCCCTCTTGCCCAACGAGGTCCTCCTCACCCCCGGCATCATCAGGAGCATCGACAACGTCAAGCTGGAACAGATGGCCACGGGTACCCTGGCGCACTACGCCCAGGAGCTGGCCAACGCCAAGAAGCCGAACCCCAAGAACCCCTCGGTCAGCTTCGCGAACAAGACGCCCGCGTCCAAGAGCCTGAAGAAGCTCCTCGACTAGGTGCTCCGCATAGAGGCTGTCTTCAAGGTGGGGCCGGTTCACATAGGTGACTCGGTCTTCCACCCACCCGACCTACTGCACCACATGACCGAGGAGCTGCCCGTGAGGAAGATGAGGAAGCGAGCTGCGCCCGACCCCCCAACGCGGCCAGAGAAGCACGCAAACACCCCCTGCTGGCATCCAGTGGGGGCCACCATGCGTGCTCGGGGGAGGGCCTCCGGCGCGACGCACTACGGTCCGGGGGCGTGGGACAAAATCCCGTACACCCTCGAAGTAACCGGAGAGGTCGAACTCTACACGCCGGCTGCGTACACCCTCGAAGAGGTCCGTGAGACGCAGGACATCGCTGCCCAGCTCGCGAAGGGAGCAGTCCTCCGACACCTGCAGCCGTTTCACGAGGACCTCGTCGAGCAAATCAGAACAACCCTTTTCCCGGAGCTATTCAATGGCCGATGAGCCTCTTGTCGAGATGCCGCAAGTGATCGCCAACGGGTGTCACCTGCTCAGCGTCAGCCTCGACTTCCAAAGTGGGGGCATGGTGCTGGCGGAGCCCAACATCACAGCCTTCGTTGCCCTGACACAAACCAAAGAAGGCGAGCAGCCGCGGGAGCTGGGTCGGATGGAACTTCGCGATGTCGGGGAGTTCGTTGAGGATGAAGCCCAGGCGCTGGTCTCCAAGCTCATCCCCACCATCATGGGCATCCTCGCCAAGGGAAATCCGGAGACCTGACGTGGCGGCAAACTGGGAACTTCAACTGGTGTCAGCCATCTTGTCCGCCGAGGACAGGAAGGAAGCGATGGCGTACGCGCTGGAGAATGGCATCAGGCTGGAGCTATTCGGCACCATGGCCCCGAGCACTGTGTGGGCCTGGATGCACAGCGTGTATACGAACCGGCGACGGTTTGGGGCTGTGCCTTCCCGCCAGAAGGCTTTGGAGCAGTTCAAAAACCTTGAGCTGCCTACGCCCATAGAGGAGCTAGAGACCCTTGTAGACTACGTCAAGTCCTCCCACATCCACCGTAAGACCACCTTGCTGGTGGCTGACTGGGAGGCCGAGGCCAAAGCCAACCCCATCCAGGCGCTCACGGAACTCAAGAGCAAGCTCGACACACTCACCGAAACCGAGATTAGGTCGGACGACGTCGTCTGGCGTGAGCGCGCGTTCACTGACCTACTGGAGAACCTTGGAGCGAAAGATGAGAACGCCGGCCTAACGGGGCTTCCTTTCCCGTGGGCGGTCATGAACGAGAACACCGGGGGACTTCAGCCAGGAGACCTTGTGCTCTTGTGGGCGCTGCCCAAGTCGAAAAAGACCTGGATAGGTCTCGTGATGGCGAACTACCTGATGGAGTGCGGGTACCGGGTCCTCGTCTACTCCAAGGAGATGGTGTGGGACAAGATTCGGGACCGGATTGCCTGCATCAAAGCGATGATTGGATACGCAGGCTTCACGAAGAACACCCTGCGTGCCGATGAGCGCTTCAGGCTGCTTGCGGCTATTGAGCAGACGGTCAGCGCTGAGTACCCCGGTGAACTCATCTTCACGAGCTGCGACAGGCCGGATGGGTCCGCTGGTGGCCCCGCAGAACTCCGGGCCAAGATCCAGACGTACAAGCCGCACTTCGTCTTCCTGGACTCCAGCTACATGCTGGAGCTACCGGGGGTCAAAGACGCGTACGACTGGCGGGCCATCGCGGGAATTACCCGCGCTCTGAAGCAAATCAGCAAGTCCACGGGCATTCCCATGCTCGCCATCATGCAGGAGAACGAGCGCCTCGCGCTGAAGTACGGGAACAAGGGCCGCGGCACGGCCTCCATCTCGATGTTCTCCAACATGATTCAGGACGCTGACGTTGGCATCCGGGTAGTCAACCATCCGACTCGCGATGAGACATCGCTGGTGATGGCCGCCTGCCGAGAGACCAACTGGCCGGGCTGTACCATCCACACCAAGCTCTGCCAGAACTTCGACTACGCGCACGACCATCTCTACGGTATCGAGGAGGTCAGCGATGCCGAGGAAGAGGGGATGCCCGACCCGCCAGAGGACCTGCCGGATATTCGACCTGGGGCCTCCTTCGCAGACCAGTACCTGAACCCCGACGCGGACTTCGACCTGAATCCCACCGAGCCTGAACCCGAGGCGTAGCCATGCTGCTGTTCGACACCGTTGAGCTGCTGCGGCCATACATGCGCTTTGGGCACTACGGCGAAGGTGCCCACGACCTTCCTGCCTACTGCCCGTTCCACGAGCGGAGTAGCCGCCCAACGCTCTACATCTACGTGGGGCCGCCCACTGATACCAAGTTCCCTGGGGCGGCGTTCTGCTTCAAGTGCAACGAAGGCTGGTCCCTCCCGGGCCTCCTCAGTGCAGTTGAGGCGCCGAGCAGCATCGTCAAGCAGGTCCGTGACCACCTGGGGCAGCTCCCGAAACCCAAGCGCGACCCTGGAAACCTAGTCGACCTGGAGATGGACACCCTGCCCGAAGCGCTGCTTGGGGCGTACGAGTTCATCCCCAAGGCCCTGCTCGACGACGGCTTCACCCGAGAGACCATCCAGCTCCACGACCTCGGGTTCGACCGGATGAAGAAGCGCATCACGTTTCCCATCCGAAACCACCATGGCCAGTTCGTTGCCCTGTCGGGCCGGGCGGTCCGTGAGTGGGACCCCATGCGCTACAAGGTCTACACAGGGAAAGACTTTGGCATCGGGCAGAAATACGACCCCCCGAAAGGGAAGGTGTTATGGGGGCTCGACAAGTTCTGGATGACCCGCCTCACGGCGGGAAAAGACCTGCCTCCCCTCATCCTATGTGAGGGGTTCAAAGCCAAGATGTGGGTCGAGCAAGCTGGGTTCCCGCACTCCGTCGCGTTGATGGGGACGTGGGTCACAAAAGAGCAGCTTTTCCTCTTGCAATGTATATCAAGCAGGATAATACTACTGCTTGACAATGACATCCCTGGCATCACCGCAGTCAACAAGCAAGCCGAGCGGCTCGTCCGCCAGGGGCTTGAACTGGAGTTTGGGAACTACGGCACCCGGGACGAAATCAGCCCGGACGACCTGAGCATCGAACGAGTGAACCAAGCCATCGATACGAGTCTCACTCTGCGCCAATGGAGAAACTTCCATGACGTCGAGCGGCCTCCGCTGAAGAAATACAATGAGTAAGGAAGGAGTCCCGTCCATGAGTACGTGGGCCGATTGGAGCGCGTCCAACAAGGATGCACAGCAGGCCGCTAAGGCCACCGTGAACAAGCGTCAAGGAACCCCGCCCATCTGGCGACTGCGTCAGGACTTGCGTTGGCGTCCGCAGGCTGACCCCGGGGCTGGTCAGCGGCACCCAAATGTAGCCGCCATCGAGTACGACCCCATCCGCATGCGCTTCGTCATGCAGGAGGATGGCCCCTGGACCCACCTGATGGGGAAGTGGGTGTGGGACGGCAAGCGTAACCGCTTCGTCATCTCCAACTCGTGGAACAACCAGAAGCCCGTCCCCTGTCTGCTCTGGTACGCCTGCGTCAGCGAGGGCGACGAGGAGGAGAAGCAGCGCTTCTTCGCGGACGACATGTACGCCCTGGAGGTCGAGCTTCTCGAAGACTTCCACGTCGAGCAGGTCCCCATGAAGAAGCAGGGCCGGTTCTACGAGAACTGGCACCGCTGCGAGGGCGTAGACGAAGACGGCAAGAGCCTCTGCAAGCGCTGCGACGATGAAGGCGAGACGGTCTTCGGCCGGAAGGTCTTCGTCCTCTTCTTCGACCGCTCGAAGAAGCAGTTCGAGGAGATGATCGAGACCAAGGGCGACGCCTGCGCTGGGTGCCAGGAAGGCACCATCAACGTCTACGGCTACGTCTGCTCCAACGAGGCGTGTGACCACGTCTTCGGGCACAAGAAGAACGGCCCGGAGTACACGGAGCACGAGGCGAAGGCGTGGGAGGAGAATGAGGTCAAGTGCCCCAAGTGCAAGGAAGAGGATTGGCCGACTCCGCTGTTCCGCTGCCTCCACCGGAAGGGGTACGGGAAGAACCGCAAGTGGGTGGCTGGCTGCGACGAGCCCATCTACGAGAACCCGTGGGCCTACACCTACCTCATCAAGACCACCAAGGCAGGGCGGTCGGACTCCTACGCCATCGAGGGGTTTGAGTTCATCGAGGACGGCGACCTGCCCGAGCTGACTGGCATCCCCGCGGCACTGCGGGAGCTGGACATGGAAGAGCTTCTGGGGCGCATCGACCTCAAGAGCCAGAAGTTCGCGCTCAACCTGGATTCCACCCCGTTCGACCTCGACGACGCACAGCAGGTGCTCGACCGCTTCTTCGCGGCCGATGCTGACGTCGAAGACGCGGACTCCATCCCCATCGAAGACGGCGACATGCCCGACATCGACGACCCGACCCCCTACTGACCGGAGTACCCCTTGGGTAAGTTCGCCGTCCTTCCTCCTACCATGCTCATCAAGACGCGGCAGGAGGCCGAAGTCGCCCTCGCCCAGCTGCGCATTGGGAAGGGCGGCAAGCGCTCTCGCGTAGTCGCGATTGACACTGAGACCACCGGCTTGAGCCGGCAACGCGACTACGCGCTCATCATGAGCCTTTCTACCGGGCCGAACCGCTACGCGATATGGCCCGAGGCGTTCTCCTACTTCACGGAGTACCTAGAAGACCCTGAGCTACAGCTGCTCATGTGGAACGCCAACTTCGACACCTGGATGCTGCGGAACGCCGGCATCGACATCTACCGCAACTGCGACCGCACGACCTACCGCGTCTTCGACGCCATGATTATGCACGCGCTGGATTACGACGACCGGCCGCACACACTGAAGTACGCAGCCAAGGAGATGCTCGGCATCGTTATGGTGGACTTCAAGGCCACCTTCGGCGCGCAGATGCGCACCCGGAAGCTGCACGAGATATTCCTGGACCCCGCCAATGAGCCTGTCGTGGCGAACTACGCGGGGCTCGACGCCTACTCAACCTTCGCCCTGGCAGTCGCGCTCCAGAAGAAACTATTAGCGACTAATACTGGTGTCGAGGAGTACCCCACCCTGTGGGACTACTTCCGGCACACCGAGGTCCCCTTCACCCGGGTCCTCTTCGAGTGCGAGAGCAACGGCATCGGGCTGGACAAGCACCGGCTCATCGCAATCGCGCCTGAACTCGACCGCAAGATGATTGCCCTCATGCGGTGGTTCGTGAAGAAGACCAAGAAGGTGGGCATCAACCTCAACTCAAACCCGCAGATGATTGAGCTGTTCTTTGGGGACCTGGGGTACAACCCCCCCTCGTACACCGAGAAAGGTGCCCCACAGCTCCCGCAGAAGTGGTTGTCGCGCATCGCTTCTGATGGTTGTGTCTACGCGGACAAGTTGCTCGCCTACCGCGACCTGAAGAAGAAGCAAGCCACCTACGTGCGTGGGCTGCTCAAGTTGGAGCACCGCGGGCGCATCCACACCACGTACAAGCAAGCTGGTGCTCGTACCGGCCGCCTATCGAGCGCGGATCCGAATTTACAAAATCAACCTGGGTACATCCGCTTCGCCTACATCGCGGGCGAAGAAAAAGTACTAATTGCTAGGGATTACTGCTTCGCAACCGGCACCCTGGTTGACACCCCGCTCGGCCCTCGGCCGATTGAATCTTTGCAGGTGGGGGACCCTGTCTTCTCCTACGACCCTGACAGGCGGGTTCCTGTAGTAGGTACCGTAGATGAGCACCACGCTGTCGGCGTTGAGCCCGTCGTTGAGATTGAGCTGGACAACGGAGAGCGGATTGTCTGCACGGGCGAGCACAAGTTCATGGTTTGTCCTGAGAAGTACGTGGCAGACCCCATTGGCGTAGAGGCGCAGGACCTAATCCCTGGAATGCGCCTGCTTCCTCTGCGGAGGGCGTACGGGGGGACGAACCGAAATTACGAGCATCTCTACGCCCATCAAGCGGTCGTTTATTCCAAGACGCACACAGAGGTAGCGGCCTGGGCGATGGGCGCCCGCCCTGAGGGCTACCACACGCACCACAAGGACGGAGACAGCCTAAACAACCACCCCGATAACCTGGAGTACCTGGACGCCCGCCTGCACCTCTCCGAGCACGCGAAGGAGTCTTGTACGCGTCAATGGCGGGACCCTGAGACGCGTGCAGCCATGCAGTCGGGTATCCGTCAGAGCATCGCCGACCGTGGGGGCTACAACGGGAAAAACAATCCCCGTCATGGCGACCGTAGGGGGCGGGTGTACACCGCCTGCCTGTTCTGTGACCAACCGATAGAGACATTCGCTTCTACGAAGAAGAAGTACTGCTCCCGTACCTGTTACTTCGACCACAAAAGACAGGGAGGAAACCACAAGGTCGTAGCTGTCCGGCAGCTGCAAGTAAACCAGCAGGTGTGGAGCATCGGAGTAGCGCCGCACAGAAACTACGCGCTGGCTGCAGGGGTCTTCGTAAAGAACAGCCAACTGGAGATGCGCATCGTCGCGCACTTCAGCCAGGAGCCCAATCTCATCCAGGCTATCCGTAGTGGGCAGGATGTCCACTGCTCCTGCGCCGCGCTCATGTTCAAGCTGCCTTACGACGAAATCATGGCAGCTCGGGCACGGGACGACGAGATCGACGAACTGAAAAAGGCCGGGCACCCGTACGAGCCGCTGAGTCCCCGAGAGATAGAGTGCCTCACGGCCCGGAAGGCGGCCAAGGCCATCAACTTCGGCCTGATTTACGGCATGGGTCCGCAGAAGCTCAGCCGAGAGCTGCGGGTCAAGGTGGAGGTCGCCAAGGACTACATCCGCACGTACTTCCAGCAGATGCCCGGGGTGCAGGACCACCTTCGTCGGGTCATTGGTTTAGCCGAAGAGTCCGGGGTAGTCACCACCATTCTCGGTCGGCGGCGGCAAATCCCGGGCATCTGGTCCCACCTACGCGGGGATATCGCCCAGGCGGAACGCCGCGCCAAGAACACTCCCATCCAGGGGACCGCGGCGGACGTCACCAAGATGGCCATGATTAAGACCTACGAGGATGACTGGCTCTACGAGATGGGCTACCGCATGCTCCTACAGGTCCACGATGAAATCGTCGGGGAGGCCCCAATCTCCGCGGCTCGTAATCCCCGTTTTGTTGGACGCCTCCAGCACCATATGGAACACTCGTTGCCATATGACCTGCTGGTCCCCCTAGACACCACCGGAAAAGACGCGGCCGACTGGGCTGGGTGCAAGTAAGGAGCCGCCCATGATGGGACGAGTTTGTGACATCTGCCATGGGGCTAGGAGCGTCCCGACAAATCCCGTCTGCCCTGCGTGCAATGGCACGGGGACCTCCGAGGCTAGGGGACAGATATCCCCGCTCCACACGATAGGACCGGGGGTTGGACGGATAGGCACAGTCTGCCCGACTTGCGGGTACGTCTCTGAGGTTGGCAGCGCCCACGTCTGTCTTCCGCTTGTCCTCGACATGATGAGGGCTGACCCCGCCTTCATGCGCGAACTCGCGATGATGGTCGACCAAGTCCGCAACGAGGAGCACATCGATGAGTGACTTGCCCGACCCGCCATACTCGATGGGCTGTCGAGTGGTGCCTACCACCTGCAGCCTTTGCGAGCGGGAGGTTACCCCTGGAAAAGAGGAGCTTCACCGGAGCCTCTGTGAGCTGACCGCGTCCCTGCTAACCGGCATGCTCAACCGCCCCAGCTACGCCCGGCAGATTTTCCCTGTAACGGAACTCCCGCCGGAAGAGCTTGTGGACCTGGAGGGGGTACATGAGGACGTCTGACTACCCGAAGGAGCCCTTTACCGCGCCGCCGGCACTCACCCTGCTCGACTACAAGGGGCGGAAGGTGGGTGTGCTCGCGGAGCTTGCGCTAAACCAGCGCTACCCCGACCCCATCTGGGGCCTGGGTACGGGGGGATTCATGCAACACCCCGCCCACACGAAGCCCGACACAGAGCTGCGTATCCAGCGGCTCATGATCTCTGAGAGATGGGTTCGTGGGCTCAAAGCCGACATCAAGTGGTTCCGCGAAATCGGAGAGAAGGCAGAAGCGGCGGAGATGGAGTCGGACGGCTGGGCTGGTGGGGCGCCCTTCAGCATCGGCCCAACGGATGCAGCGCACCCCACTGAGCTGGAGGGCTTGCTGCTCCTTCCGACGAGCTTCAACTACACGGTGACCACCAACGGCGACATGCGCATCATCGAAGACGTCAAATTCCTCGGGCTCAGACTCCCCGAGGCAATCCGCATGTCCACAGGCAACCCCCGTATGGCTCACGCCGTGAAGAGATTTACTGACGCCCTACTTCCGCGTAGGCCGTCCCTGGACGAGACGATGCACGAGGATATCTAGTGTGACCGAGAACAACCTGCGGATTCTGGAGATTGGCGGACGGCACATTCCTGTCACCACCACACGGGGCCGCGCACCCGGGAAGGAGCATTCGATGACTATGGAAAAGTACGGGGTCGACACCGAGAAGGCGGAAGAGCTGGTCCGGCGGAAGCTGGCGAAGGACACGTCTGAGGGCCTGGAGAAGGTCGCGAGCGGTGAGGCCGACAAGCTCATCGACGATGACAAGAAGAAGGACGACGAGGATGGAGACGGCAGCTGAGCGGAAAACCCGTGGGTGCACCCCTTGCACCGTCTGCGAGACGATGGACTGCATCTGGTTGGGTGGTTGGGGTGCGCCGAACGACCGTCCTGACCTGAGCGGTATCCGCCTCGACAAGATGGAGTACAGCGAGAAGTTCAACGGGTCGATTGTGACGGTCACCCCGACCACGGAAGACGGGGCGCGGTCCAAGCAGGGGCATTACCTCATCGGGCGGTTACTCCAGGAGGAGGGAGTCGAAGCAGTCATAGAGGTCCAGGCGGACGGTCGGCAGGTCCTCATTGGGCATGACGCCATCAAGCGTAGGGCGGACATGGTGTTGAAGCGGCGTGAGCGACGGAAGCGGCGACGGGTCCGCACCAAAATCATAAGGGGTTAAGTGTGGCGAAGGGTAGAAGCAAGTTCGACAAGCTCCGAGCGAAGATCGAGAAAGACATGAAGGGGGCCGTCCGCATCCAGGATGTAGAGGACGTCACTGCTCCTTTCCACCTTCGTCGGCCCAGCGGTGTCCTCAACCTGGACATCGGGACAGACGGCGGGATGCCTGGGGGTTCCATCGTCCAGCTCCATGGCAGGGACGGAGTCAGCAAGACCGGGCTCAGCTTCCATTATTGCGCCGAGAACCAGCGCGTCTACGGTGCGGAGTCCGCCATCTTCGTTGCGTCGTTCGGGTACAAGCCGGACCTGAACTACATGCGCATGTGCGGGATGCGGCTGGCTCTCAGTGACCAGGAGGTCCTTGAGGCCGGGTACACCCTGGAGGACGTGCCTGCTGCGGTCCGTGGGGAGACTATCGGGGAGGTGTTCTTCCTCGACCTGGGCTTGGTCAACATCGCCGCGGAAGCTCCTGCAGAGACAATCTTCGCCGCAGCGGCGTCGTTGGTGGAGTCGGGGATGTTCCAGCTGGGTGTCGTTGACGAGTTCGGCTCCGGTGAAACGAAGGACGTCGTCGTGAAGGGCCTGGAGGAGACCGTGAAGGTCGCCGCTTGGGCCAGCCTCGTCACCCGCTTCTGCCAGCGGATGTACACCATTCTCCGGATACCGCTGGAAGACGGTAGTCCGAACGCCACCACGCTCTTTGTCCTCAACCCCGCTCGCGCTGCAGGCGTTGGCGGTAGCGGTGGCAGGGTGAAGCCCGGGTATGTGCCCCCGGACAACATGACCTCCGGCTTCGCACTGAAGCACGCCAAGGCTGTCGACATCCTCCTCAAGAGCGGTGCCCAGGTAAAGCAGGGCAAGAACCGCGTCGGCAAGCAGGTGCACTGGCGCATCATCAAGGGGAAGCACGGGCTCCATGAGGGGCTCAGTGGTACCTACGTGTGGCTGGACGGCGAGGGCATCGACATGGTGACCGAGCTGGCCAATGCCGCCAAGACGTTCGACACCATCCATCGGGCCGGACGGTGGTGGCGCATCTTGGATTACGAGGACAAGATCGAGGGCGGCTTGGAGGGCGTGATTGACCTACTACGAGAAGAGCCCGAGCTGTATCAGGAGCTGTACGAGAAGACCATCGCAGAGGCCCAGGACTCGCTCATCCTGGACGACGACGACTCAATCCACGAAGACAAGTAGCCGACAGAGGGGGGCGCGGTGAAGGTGCTCATTCGTACCACCAAGGGTACAACGAAGCAGGTAACGGGCAGGCCCTTGGTACGCGGATTGGCGTTCCATCCTTCCCTCTCAAACACGCCGACCAACGGCAACCTGCACAACATCACACACTTGGAGAGCGGGCTATCCGTGCTCCACCAAGTTCCGCATGACGCGATACCCCGGATAGCTGAGATGCTCGCGGTGGTGAGCTGGGATACCAGCTCTTCCATCATCTTCGACTCGGCCGAGCACACCAACACCCTGGAAGACTGCCTGGAGTTCCTCGTGGCATACAAACATCGATTCAGCCAACGCTGTGAGGCGGATGTAGCCAAGGACCTGGGTGGCAAGGTCCAGCCTGCGAGCGGGTCGCTCCCCGGCTATAAGCGGGACATCCTCACCGCGGACATCCTGGCCGAGCACAAGACCTCCGAGCCGGGGTCGCAGTCGGCCGACTACCGGGATGTCGACCTGAGGGACCTTGAGTTCCATAGACGTCAGGCGCTCAGCATCGGCAAGGTGCCCGCCTACATCTTCGCCTTCGAGGGTCAGGACAGCATCGTGTTCCTCCCCGCGGATGAACTCGACGACGATTTGGCGGGCATGAACTTCCACGAGGTCGACGTTTCCTCGCAGGTGGTTTGGCGGCTGCACAGGGCGACCGGCCTGAAGCTGAACGAGACCACTTGGCTCAAGCTGATTCTCGCCAAGCGGGTCTGGCTGGGTGTGCCCTACCTGGACTTTCTGGAACTGGCGAAAGGCAACTTCTGATGGTTCAGATGTGCACCGGGGACATCTTCGCAAGCACCGCGGACGCCCTGGTAAACCCAGTAAACTGTGAGGGGGTCATGGGTGCCGGGCTGGCACTGCAGTTCAAGAAGCGCTTTCCCGAGAACTTCACAGCGTACGCCAAGGTGTGCCAGGACGGCGACCTCCACCCCGGTAAGCTCTTCACCTTCGAGGACCCCGCGTCGAACAGGCTCATTGTAAACGCCGCGACCAAGGCCGAGTGGCGTAACCCGTCGAACCTAGACTGGGTAGTCAGCCTAGGGGAAGAGTTGCGCCAGCTAACGGAGGAGCGAGACATCAAGCGGCTCGCTGTCCCGGCGCTTGGCACCGGTTTGGGCACGCTCCCGTGGCTCGCGGTCCGGGACATTTTGGCGGAGAGCCTTATGACCTCCTCCGTCGAAATTGAGCTGTACGAGCCGAGGGGCTACGAGCCGCCCACACTGCCCCAGGAGGGGTACTACGCCTCGGCCTGCCTCAGCCACACGGGGAAGCCCGCCGCCAACGCGGACTACTCTCTCGTCTCCTACATCCGGTTCTCCCGGGGAGACGACGCCAAGACCTACGACCGCAAGATTGGGTGCTACCACCCTTCCGCTGTGAGCCTTGAGGGATGCAACCGCGCCCTGGCTTACGAGCGGCTTGCGGTTACCCCGAGGCCCGTCCCCAGGACGCACGGCTTCGGAGTCAACGTCTTCGACCTCGGGGACGCAATCCACGACGCCATCCAAGGCCGCCTCTCCAAGGTGACCGGAGTTCATGGACAGCGTTTCCATCCTGAGGTCGAAATCAGCTACCCCCCGCTGGGGCTCTACGGACACTGCGATGGCGTGTTCGGGCAGCTGGTGGTGGAAATCAAGAGTGTGAGCAAGAACATCTTCAAGGGGCTCAAGGCCCCGATGGCTAGCCACATTCGCCAACTGCACTGCTACATGCTGGCTCTGGATATTCCATACGGAGTCATCCTGTACGTGTGCCGAGACAACGGAGAATTCCGAGAGTTTCCCGTCCACTTCAGGGCGGACGTGCTGGCGCGCATCGCCACCACGATTCACAACATCGAAGCCCACTTGCGACGCGGAGTGATTCCTGACCAGGAACCGAACTCGTTCATCTGTTCACGCTGCAAATTTCTCTACACGTGTAAGCCGGACCTAGCCAAAGATGAGTGAACCCGTAGACCCGTTCAGCGAAGCCGCTCGGTGGATCAGCGAACAAATCGCGCAGTACCCCAGCCCTGCTCTCCCCGACGCCATCAACGACCTGAGCCTCGTCGAGGTCAAGGCGTACTACGACGTGCTCATGCGGCACCATGACCAACTCTCAACAAAGCTTGCGGCCACGTTGGGAATTGCTGGTGTCTCTGAAGAGCGTCTGAAGGTGTCAGAAGCTGGGGCGCTACTCCGCACCAACAAGGACAAGACCCTCACAAACGCCGCCCTACGCGATGCAGCGGTTCGGTCGGATGGACACGTGGTCCATGCCCGACTGGACATGCTTCGCTCGGACGGCCTCAAGCGAGCCCTGGAGGCACTCAGAAAAGATACAAGCAAGCGCATGCAGCGCCTCGACCGAGAACTCTACGAGCGGAACGGCCCCAGCGGTCGTTCCTGGAATTCCTCAGGCACACAGACCGGGCGTACTAGGTCCGACCGGCCGAACTACTCGAACCCGCCGCGCTCCGACTCTACCCCAGCGACGGGGAAGGCGCCGCGGAGCATGATGCAAAAGGCGCGGGTCCAGGTGGCCCGAGAAGAGGTGGAGGACGACGAGTGATTATCACGGTAGGCATCGACCCCGGGAAGAGCGGCGCAATCGCGGTCGTGGCAGACGGCGCGCAAGTATTAGTCGCTAATAATGTCCCCACGGCCGGGAAGAATTACCTACCGGCCCAGATGGCTGCGCTACTGCTCCCCTTCGCCGCGTTGTGGCGGGAGCGGGACGCGCCTCTCCGACTGCTCCATACCTACACCGACCTCCTGGACGCCGTCAAAAACCCGGACATGCCGGAGGAGGAATTCGAGCAGGTCTACACGTGGAGCGAGGTCGCCCTGGCGGCCTACATGCAGCAAGACGACCGCGCCGTTCTGGCCATGGTCGAGAAGCAGCGTGGGAGGAAGGGTGAAGGCCCTGAGCGCCTCGTCCAAATCGGCAAAGGCTGGGGCCTGTGGGAGGGCATCTGCGCCACACTGTGCATCCCGTACGAGGAGGTCTCTGGCCCCAAGTGGGAGCGGGCTATGGGGTGCTCAACCGCAGCGTCGGTCTCGCTCACGCAGAAAGCCGGCGAGGAGGACAAAGCCTTCGATAAGCGTGAGAAGGCTGCCAAGGCCAAGGCCCAGCGAGACAAGAAACACTCCCACGTCGCCCAGGCGCAGGCGTTGTTTCCTGACTGCCTCATAAAGGCATCCGACGACGGGCTCGCCGACGCCCTCCTACTAGCTGTGTACGCCTTCAGGACCTATCAGGGTAGGGAGCAGTAAGCCCGTGCCTCAACCCCCGCCAAAGCTGCCTGACGCGCTGCTCTCCCTACCGCAGCACCGTCGCCGAGCAGAGCTGGCAGACATCATTTGGAGACAGATGGGAGTACGCGTCCACCCCTCAGTAGATGGGGATGCGGCGCTGAATCTACTGTGGTACAACATCGCTACCGACGAAGTTAAGCCCAACCTAACCAACCCGCTCCGCGACGAGTTGATGGCCTTCATCAAGGAATACCAAGACCAGCTGTCACTACCCTGTGACGGCAACTGTTACGGCCACACGGACGCCCGGGTGCTTCTCTGCTACCTGGAGTTCCAGAAAGACAACGAGGTGGCCGACCTGGACTTGGACATCCTCGGGGGGACCATGTAATGGCCGCGAAACCGAAGAAAGCCCGAATCACACAGAAGGCCCTCGGGGTCCTTCACCCAGCCGAAATGCGCTTCGCCGTCATTCATGCCGGCATCGCAGAGCAGCTGGACGCATTCCGTCTGGACCCCTCCCACTGGCAGAAGCTGCTGGCGGGAGACCCGGACGTTCAGAAGCAGTTCCTTGAGACCGACTTGGACGACCCTGAAATCAAGGTGTACGTCTACGGTCCCGCACCCGCTATCCGTGAGTCCGCTTACATGTACCTGCGCGCCCTTCAGGCCGCGGTTCTTGTCGGTGGACCTCAGCCGGATTTCATCGAAATTGCTCAAAAGCTTGAGCACAATTCGGGGGACGAACCCCTGAAGCAGCAGAAAGAAGACGCCACCATGCGTGGAATCAAGCGCCGCAAGTCCGCCAAGAAGCCCGCCGCAGACACCCCGGAGACGGAGGCAGCTCCCATCGAGGAAGAGGCCGCTCCCGTCGAGGACATCACCCCCGCTGACGGTGACAACGCTGGGGCCAACCTCAACGTCTTCGACGCTGTGGACGAGATCAGCAAGCAGGTCCAGTCCGCCCAGGAAGACACCGCCGCGGTCATCGTCGCGCTGGAGGCGAAGGTCGACAACATCACCGCGCAGAACACCGCGACCTTGTCGGTGCTCTGGAACCTGTTGGAGCTGGACCCCGCGGACTTCCCGGCGGACATCTCCGAGTTCCCGTCCGTCTCCGACATCGCGGAGTTCCTCGAAGACGCGCCCGAGGAGTAGCCCGATGCCGCACAGCATCGCTGTCCATGCCCCCATCAACGTGGCCGCGCTCGACGAGCGTGACCCGGAAGCGGGGAACGCCAGTCACAGCTACGCCATTCAGTACGGCGGGCCTGACGACGTCTGCTACGTCCAGTTCCAGCACGGCCCGCGTGGGGTGGAGGGATCGACCCCCGGCGTCTTCGACGACGCCCTGCTCGCCATCATCGAGGACCGGTTGATCGGGTTCCAGTCGGGTCCGTACGCGTGCCCGGAAAACCAAGCCGCGCTCAATGCTGTTCGGGATGCCCGCGCTGCGCTGAGTTCGCGCGTGGCCAACCGCATGGCCAAGAGCGTGCTCGGGGTAAACGCGGTCCACTGACCTCGTTGCAAAACGGGCATTGGTTTTTGAGATAGGAATTCCAGCGGCGTTCATACCCCGTCGCTGGAAGGTTCCCATGTTGGACGCCAAGCACCTCTCCAAGTCCATGCAGCACTTCTGCACGGCTCTCCCCACCCGCTTTCAGTGGACCCCCCACAACCTTTGGGCGCACCCCCTCTCCGAGCTGCTGTTCCAGCTCGGGTACGAGGACGAGGGGAACTGGGTACACGAAGCAACCATTCCCATCCACGAACGCGGTACCGGTCTGGGCTAGTCCCCGGCCCGAAGCGCCCCCTCCTGGGGCGCTTCTTCTTACCCTGCAAAAACCGCGCATGTCTGGGTATAAAGACAATGAAGGGACACGTATAGCTTCGGCTGTTCAGGGAACTTCTGGTTGTATGGAATCGTCAGGATAACTCGCGGTGACGCGGGGAAAGGTTTGGCCCGCTCCGGGTTGGACCACCGAGTAGTCGGCCCATCTATACAAGTCTGAGTCTGCCCTCGTGAGGGGTCGCTGGTGAAGAGCCGGTGGAGAATTGTGCAGGAGTGGTGGCCCCGCGGCGGCGGGATAAAGTGACCGGGCGGAGAAATCCGTGGTCGCGGAAGCTGGGCTGGTACCCCGGCTGCCATGCATCCAAATCCAACACAAGTGCTCGGGTAACAGATAGCGTACGTGAACAATCTGTGAGGAGGCAGCTCCAGGCAGGTCGTACGAAGTTCGATAGGGTGTGAGTTCTTTAGTCGGGAAACCGGCAGCCCTTGAAGAACCGATAAATCGGGTGACTGACCCGAGAATGTCACGAGATGGTGTGGGAGTTCCCTATGGTCAAAAGCCATGGGCCCGCTGGTAAGGCGCCATCTCTAGGAGAAAAACCGGTTAGGAGCCGGACTACGCATTTCACGCGAAGCTGCAATCAGCCCTTACCCGGGTACTGTCGAAAGATGCCTAATCGTCTGCCCTCCATGGGGAACGGACGCACCTAAAGCTCGCAAGGCTAAGGGTGTCAGTTGAAGAGCCGTAGGAGTGGGCCGCAAACCTATTCTGAGGGGACACTGCTGAGTAGACGTATCCGCTAATGGTAGTAAACCCGGCTTCGGTCGGCTCTACCGGCATTGTATGGCTACTGGGGAGACCCAGTGGATAGGGCCCTGAAAAGGGGCTCAAAGGCTGTACGCGAAAGGGGGTAATTCTCACCCTTTTCTTACCCCTATTATTAGCCGCTAATAACGTGCAAAACGGGTACCCCTTTAAGGGATAAGAACTATGAACAAGGAGGATTACATGGATTTCATTGACCCGAAGAAGTGTCCTTGGTTCCAGGAAATCTGGGACATCCTGGAGAACCCGAGGCCGGGCGGAGTGGAGCGAGTGAAGGAGCTGACCAAGCTCATCTCGGACCGCTCCAAGGTCCGGACGGAAGCGTACAACGCGGACTTGTCCGCTCGAATCGAAGCGATTAACAACCGGGGCTAGTCCCCCACCAAGCCCCGCTGGGGCAGAACGGCTGAGAGTTGAAGAAGTTCGTAGAGAAGTGCATTCCGATGGCCCTCGGGGCCAGCCTGCTCATCGTCGTCCCCGCCTTCCTGGCGTGGGGCAGGGCAGCGGCCCTCATCATGGGCGGAGGCTGAGATGGAGAGTCTGCTAGGGAAGCTCATCGCAGCCGGCATCGGTCTTGGCCTTGTGGCCGCCGAAGTCGGCATCTTCTGGCTCGGTTCGCTGCTGAAGTCCCTCCTGGGGCTATAGCAGCGGGCTGAGCGTCTTGGGGGGCATGTGCCCCCGTTCTTACGTATATACCCCCTAAACAGCCTCAAACAGGGCCGTACCCCCCCCTCCAAACTGCAAAAATGGCACCTTTTATAGGGATAAGAAGTATGAAGGAAGCATTACGCTCTCCTCCCACCCCAAGGCATCCTGCCTTTTGGTGGGATGAACACTTCGAGGCTGGAACCACGGTGCTGTGGGTCCGTAGGCTTTGGAGTCTTTAGAATACGCCTCATTGAGGCGGAAGGATTCGATATGTCTCGCCAGTTGGTAATTGGAAATCTTCGCTTCGGCCTGACCCCCGCGCGCCAATCGGGCAATGGTGCCCTGGCCGTCGTGGCCCTCGTCACGGTCATCACCGTCGTGGTGGCGGGGGGCGTGTACTACTTCGCCAACCGCGACACCGCGGACGCCTACGCTCACGCTCATGGCGGTGTGGTGGTGATGCAGGAGCGGACCATCGCCGCGAGCATCAAGCTCATCGAGAAGGCGTTCGACAACGCGGTCAAGGCCGTGGCGGCGTGCGAGAAGGCGTCGGAGTCGAAGGGGGACAAGGACCCCTCGGCGACGAGCGTGGCGAAGGCCGCGAACGCCCGAGACGAGAAGCTCGACGTGCTCGACACCGAGATCGGCCGAGCCCTCGCGCACGCCCCGGACGCCGGTGCCCGCTTCGACGGGTTCAGCCGGACGGCCGCTGTGAAGAGGGGTCTGAAGGTCCACGGGCGGGCGGCGAAGGCCGTCGCCGCGGGCAAAGCGGACAAGGACGCGGCGAAGGCCGCGGCCTAGCCGCACCCCTGAGGTGACCTGTCAGCCGCTCCGGCAGCAGGTAGGTCCCTCAGGTTCGAGTGTCTTGAAATTCTAACAACAGGCGCCCAGCCTGGAGCCCGCTGATTGCGGTAGCAAAGGGATAAAGAAGAGAGGGCGAGCACCCGCTCCTCTTCTTTTAGCTACACCAACTATTAGCCGCTAATAATTAGACGACGATGTTGTTGCCTATATCCGGGTTGGTCCCGGCGTCAGTCACTGCGGTGTCAACGATGTTGAACTGCACCACGTTGTCATTCGTAGCGCCACTCAAGTCCACGGTAGCCGTGGCGCTCGGCCCGGCACCATCGTAAACCAAGCAGTTGTGCACGATGAGGTTGCCGTCCGTGCTTATGGAGATGAGGCCACCAAGCGTGGTGTTACCCATGAGGGTGTTCTTGTCACCGGTGTTAATCACAATGCCCGAGGTCTCGTTGTTCCGGATGAAGCTTGAGTTGCCTCCGGTGTACAAGACGTTCGCGCAGTGGTTGTCACTGATGGAGTGCGCCCCGCCGGCTCCGCCAACCGTGATGTCGCCGGTCATCGTGTTGCCCTGAACGCGGTGACCGATGCCCCCGTTGATGTCGACTGTCGTGCAGATGTTGTTGTAGACGGAGATGTTGTCTCCCGACGTCACCTGGATTTCATCCGCAACGCGGCAACCCACCACCATGGAGCCATTGGCGCCAGCCAAGTCAATACCTGAACCGCCGCACACGCCAACGTCACAGTCCTTGACCGACGTGTCCGCGCTGGCAAGGTAAAAGCCTGTGCCGTCCGCCACGACGACGGTGCACCCCGTGAAGTGGATGTTATCCCCGATAGCCTGAAACCCCATATCGGCTGACGCCTGGACGACGCACCCCACTGCCCGAGACCCGGCACCGTTCAGAGAAATACCCACAAACCGAGCATCGCGGACCACTACGTTGCTGACGACGACGACCCCGGTAGGGTCAGTCTTCACGCCCATCACGGCTGCGTCAGGCGTCGTGCGGTCGATATGAATGAGGCAATCGGAGATGTGCACGGACGCGGTAGCCAGGGCGTCGTCTACCTGGATACCGTGCCCCAAAGCGTCAAGCACAGTCGCGCCGGAAACGACCCCGTGCTGCTGGAGGTCTTCCAGGAAGATCGACGCATCCGCGAATCCCTCAAGGATGCAGTCGCGGACGACCGCGGACTCGGCGAACTTAATCTTCACACCGTGCAGGTTATTCGTGTTGTTGTCCGTCCCCGACGCAAGGAACCTGCAGCGCTCCACCAGGACGTCCTCGATATCAACCCCGCCCGCGCCCTCAACGATGATGCCGGCACCGGTAAGCGCCGTACCCTGGCAGTCCCGAAACCTAATACGGCCGCCTACCGTAAGGTTGCGAAGAGTCGCAAAAGCGCTCCCGCCCGTAAGCACGCAGTCCTCAACCGACAGGCCGTAAAGGCTCCCGCTACTGGCGTCGAAGACGGAGGCCGTTGGCTCAGCTGGAGTGGCTGCGGCAGCCGCGGTACCTCCCCAGATAAAGTCGAGCCCCTTAAACTCCAACCCGCCTTTTCCGTTTAAGTCGAACAGCGCCGAGTCGTCTGCAGACCAAGTAATTCGTGGGCGGGCCGCGGTGAGCGAGCCCACAGGGCCTCCGCCAACAATCGCGATGTTGTCCACCGGAATAGCCAGGGGTACCGTCACGCCCTTGTTACCGTCCGACGCCTCCGTCGTTGAGCCCACCACCCTAATGCGCCACGCGAAATTGCCAACGGCTGACGAGCCGGTAGCGTCCACCTGGATGAGTTCAATCATCCGGAGGGCCTCACCGATGGTGGGAAAGGCGGCGCGCTCGTTATGGTACGCCGCGTCCAGGGCGCCCGCGCCCGTGAAGCTGCCCACGGTGATGTCGATGCGCTGGTCAAGGCGGCTAAGCGGCTGCGTGTACGCTGCAATCTGGGTAATGCTGGTGGCGTCTGTAGTCACCTTGGCCAGAATGACCCGGCCACCCGAACTCAGAACCTGCCCCGAGACATCCGCCTCTGCCGTAACCGTCCGCGTAGTTTCCGTCCACACCAAGTACTCGACAGCAGAAGGGGTAATGTCCACCGCCACTTCCGCCACCGCATACGCGGCGCCGTGCACGTAGACGAGGCACGCCCCAATAGCGGCCTTGAACGGGTTGGTGACCACGTAGCCAACGACGTCCGTGAGGTCCTCGTCCATCCCCGCATCGAGAACGGCATCAGCCGCGCCCACCGAACTCACCGCGGAGAAGTACCAAGTCCCCGACGCACGCTGAACGGCAATCACGTCGCCGTTCGCAAGGGGCACACCGTTCTCAAGGTCACCGGCGTCGTGGCGCTTAATCTTGTCGTCCGCCTCGGTGATGGTGAAGTTGAACGCCGACTTCACAGCCAGACCCAGCGAGAGCCCGGCCGTGGACATCGGGAAGCCAATCGGGTCGCTGGGACCGATGAGCCCGTCGCCCAGCATGCGCTGGCTAGAGCCCGCGCCCTGGAGCGCCCCCGTCAGCCCCTGCGTAGTGCCTGCCAGTATCGACTTAACCTGCAATGGCAGTACGTTGTGGTCAGCACTGCTGAACGGGATCTTGTTCCCCAATCCGGTGTGCCCGTCAGAGAAGCCGAATCCTGCGGAGCTACCCGTATTGGTCCAGTGCAGTCGCGCCTGCAGCGCACGTGCCTCGTTGGTCAGGCCCAGCGTGCGGTTGAGGGCTCCGATGTAGGCTTCGTCGTTAGTCTCGTGCGTACCGAACAGCGCGTTGATAACCGCAGCTGCATCACGGTCGCGAATGGTGATGGCGTCGACACCACCGCCCTGCTGGCGCAGCTCGATGCCCTCCTTCACCCCAGCACCCGAGGGCAAGAGCAACGTGAGCGGTCGAGACGCATGCATCTCAATGAAGCGACCGGCACCCTGGTACCGGGAGTATTGGTCTCGGTCCAGCAGGTTCCAATACGAGTCGTTCAGCCCGCCGGACAGAAACCGGTCGGCGCCAACATCGTCGTCTAGGATTGGTGCGTGCTCAATGGAGGTGACCCGAAAGGTGTCCCCGCCTGCAGAGAAGCCGGAGCCCTCCCCAACATGGCCACCTACAACAATCGGCGCAGACGACCAGTCATCCTCAGGTGCCCACTCACTGGCCGAGCCGAAGGTCTTGCGCACTCGCTGCAGGACCATCACGTTCCCGGCGACTGAGACTATGAGCGCCCGCGTAATCGGCGCGCTCGGCTCGTCCCGGTTGTAGAGCCCCAAGTTCGCACCGGCAGTCGCACCGGCAGCCTCAAGCAGGAGCGCTCCGTCGTCATTGGTAACGGTGACTTTCCAGAGGTCCTCGCCAAGCACGCGAGCCGTGGGAGCCATCGACGTGTTCACGCCGCCCACAAGGCTGGTGGCCGCAGCTTGGTTGCCGACCTTCGCGTCCTTCATCCACGTCCGCAGGCGCACCTGCTCCGAGCGGCTCAGCCCAAGACGGGTAGACGGGTCTTCCGACAGCCCCGGTGCAGCCGACATGCCCTGGCTCTGGAGGCGCTCACGGAAGGTAGAGAGCGTCCGACAGTCCACGCCGTAGTCGCCACCGATGAGGTCGCCGTAGGTGTAAATCAGCTCGGGGGACAAGGCGAACCCAGGCGGGCTGACGATGTAGACGTTCCCGGCCGCCTGATTCGGGTCGAACCGCACAGGCGAACCAGCGTGCTCGACCGCGGAGATGAGGGAGTTCGTCGTCGCCTGCGAGTAGAGCCGCGTGCCGTTGAGCAGGCCGTGGTTCTCCACGACGCCAGACTCTTGGTCCCACAGGCCGACCTGCCCCGACTGGAGGCTACCTGTGAAGTCCCCGCTGTCGTTGTTGACGCCAACCGCCTTGCCGTCGACCAAGAACTCCTCAGACGAAGACGCGGGCAAGAGCCACAAGTCATTGCCGACGATGTACACGCAGTACGCGAAGTTGTCCCGCTCGTCCGCCGTGGAGGCCGCGGCTTGGTTCGGGGGCGTCTGCCACTCGACCCGGTCGCCTGCAGTGAACTGTGTGCCGTCACCCACAGTCACCTTGTGCAAGCCACCGCGGGTCAGGACAGCCTTGTCCCCTGTGCCGGCAGCGCCTGTGTCCTCAGACGGCATGACGTAGGCGATGCGGTAGAGCCCTGCATTGCCGCCGTTGGCCGCCTCGACGTAACAGCCGGGGCGTGCATAGCGACTGGCGAACGTGGCCGCCTTGAGGCGCACACCGTCGTAGTCCCACGACGAGGCCGCGACGATACCGTTGTCCGAGTTACCCAAGTACGGGGGCAGGTCCGAGCCGACCCGCCGCATGGGCGCGCACGCCTTCGGGTAACGCCGCGTCGGAGAACCCGTGGTAGCAATCGTGCGAAAGACCGAGCTGGCTCCGCCGCCGCCCGTGTTGAACCGGACATCGACGGGCTCACGAATCTCCGTGACTCCGTCCGCGTCCTGGCGAACAAGCCGGATGCACTCAGACAGCTGCTCAGCGAACAAGCCGTGGTAGAGCCACACAGCGGCGGCGTCTATCCCACCGGACGCGTCACCGAGGTTGATGGCCGTCGCACCTTGCGTGACGCCCGCCAGAGCCTCAAAGCCGAACTGGTCCGCACCACCGTCAGTCTGCTGGGGCTCCAAGAAGTCGTCCCGCAGCACCGGGCTGTCGAGCAGGCTGGCGACGTAGTCATTATTAGCGGCTAATGCCGAGAGCGCTCGACTGACCGCGTCGTGCGAGAAGTTCTCACCGTTGGTGAACAGCTTCGCGCCCGGCGAGGGCGCGGTGAACGGCGTGCCCGTGGCGGCGGAAGGAATCGACGTGAGCGCCGTGTGCGCGTTGGTGTTCCCAGCGAGCTTACCGAAGTACTTCATGTCAGTTCCACACAGCCTTCTACCGCGTCCAGACTCATAGACGTAATTCCCAGTTCACCCGCAACACCGTGTTAGGCGTCACGGGTATGGCCGAGAAAGTGTTGTACGCCACCAACCGATTCACATCGGTCGGCGTCACCAAAGCCGGGTTGGCCGTCGACAGGTAGAGCCCCGCCTCAGAGACAGGCGCGTTCGTTCCAACGAGGATGCCCGACGTGTACGAAGTGCTCAGGGCGTAGGACACCTCCGACTCGACGAAGTCGGCGATGAAGGCAGTCCGGAAGTCCCCGGGAAAGAACACGTTGCTCGGGTAAGACTGGTCGAGCACCTTCTTCAACCACGTCTTGACCCCGCCACCCGTCTGGCTGACAGGGATGGGGTCTTCGAGCGCGGTGACCGTAACCGTCTCCGGCTGAGTGTTGGCGAAGTTGGCGTCCGTCTGAAGGGCGCCTCCGCAGCCCAAGCCGATATACGCCACCTTCTCCGTTGCGTGCGGCGTCGGCGGGTCGACCGAGTAGTCCGACGCGCCGAGCATCTTGGCCAGCCACGCACGGCCCGTGTTCACGAAGACGTTGTGGGACTCACGCGTGTGCGCCAGGACCCCGTCCTCGTAAGCGCGGACCACGACGTTGGCAGAGATGTTGAAGTTCTCTGTGAGCTTCACTTGAACGCGCCCCTCTCAAAATTACGCAACATGAGCCCAACTCCTACGCAAGATGATGTTGCGGGCCTGAACATTCGTGACACCGTACTGCCTACCCAGCTCTGAGTAACTCAGCTTACCTTCAGGGCAGCTCCCGGGCTTTCCCCACCCATGCTCAGCCCAGTCAGCGCGCATCGCTAGAACGACAGCTTCGGTGAGCTTCACCGTGTTGGAGATGTCAGAGCCGCAGGCCGTACGCTTCTTGGCGTCACGGTCACTCATGTTGTCCGCGGGAGTACCCAACCACAGGTGGTCCGGGTTCACGCAACCGGGGTTGTCACAAGCGTGGCCGACGAAGAGCTTCCCGGGCTTGCGCCCGTTGCCGAACTCGAAGGCCAAGCGGTGCGCCTTGTACGTCTTACCCCTGAAGCTGAGTCGGCCATAACCCTTGGTGTCGTGGCCACCCTCCCAGGTCCAGCAGTCTCCGGGGTTGTTACCGGGGGCTGCTCGATGCCGGAAGCGCGCCTCCAGAGATAGCTTTGCCCACCCGTCAGGTCGTGCCCCCATTACTTCCAGACCCCCGAATACTCCATGTGCATGTCGTCCGGCGTGCTCCACCGACCGCCCCACGCCCAGCCGGCTTGCTCGAAGGTTTCGACAAAGCCCATGTGCTTCCGCAGCATGGTGTCAGTCTTCCCGTACCCGTTGAGCCGTGCGTCGAAGTCGACCGCGATGCCCCAGGAATGCCTGGACAGCGGCTTCGTCGGATTCCACATCATGTGGCGCGGGACCCAAGAGCCAACCCGCTCGGGGACGTAGCCCCCGGCGGCGCAAGCGGCCCTGAACAGGTCAGCGAACCCGACTGCAACCTTCTTGTTCAGCCAGACATGCCGACCGATGTGGAGGTCTACCTTGACGATATTGGCATACGACCAACTCTTCGAGATGATGATGCCGCCCTTTTGGGCGGGGTTCTCCTTGTACTCGAAGTCGCCGTAGGTCCGCTTGACCACGTCCCTAGACAAGAGTGTAGGGAACGCCGACTCGGGGACCTCGACAGCAGACGGGACGACCGCTTCAGGTGCGATACCGCCTACCAGCGACTCAATGACCGAGCGGGTCATGGGGCCGCACAGCGAGTCGACTGTGAGCTTGTGTGCCTCCTGGAACTCCCGTGTGCCAAGGCCGACGAGGTACACCAGAGCGTCCTCGCTCAGCTCCTTGAGGGCTACCCGGTTGTACGCGTCCGCGTTCACCACGCTTGTTACCTCTGCAATCACATCCGAGATTTCAGACAACATACGCTAGTACCCCGGGACGGCGGCAAGGGATTTGAACGCGAGCATGTACACACGTGGCAGCTCAGCCGCCGTTTCCGAGTTTACCCGAACAGCCAGCCTGCCCGCAGTAGCGACCACCCCGGTGTACCGGTACATGAAGCTCGGTAGCTGCCCTGGCAGGGCATAGTAGACATCCAGGTCGGTGCCCGTCCGCTCCAGGAAGATGTCGTACGTAGTGCCCCGCCAGAACTCGATGCGCATGCTGGCGCCTGGGTTGGTGTCGTTGTCCCAGTAGTCGGTGGCTGTGACGCCGCTCATCGGACCGAAAGCGTAGTCGGCCGCTTCTTGGAGGTCGGAAAACAGCCCCCCACCGAACCAGTTGTCTGTATCCACGTCGGTGACGCCATTGAGGAAGGCGAAAGACGTCTGAAACCGTGTGGCGTTGTTCAGGTCAATGCCCTGCGGGAGCGAGACAGCGAGGCGCATCGCATACACGAAGTCCGTCGCGGGGGTGTTAGTGGTGTGAACCACCCCCTGGGCCTGCAGGGCGTCCGTCAGGACCATGCGGATGATCGTGCCGTTCACATCCACGGTGTCCCGTGTAGCCAGCGCCTGATCCCCACCATACCCGCTGGCGTCGGCCCACTCCGCCAGCACGGGCGTGGCGCCTGTGTACGCCCAGTCTCCGACGCCCACGCCATCGCCCGCCGCAGACGGGGTAGCGGGCGCCCAGCGCGAATTGCCGTTATCCCAGGCCAGCACCTGTGTGTCTGTCGGGGCGTCCGTGTGGACCGTACGGCCCTGGAGCTGGGTAGCGTTATGGACCAGCGTCGTCGGGTCCCAGCGCGTATTGCCGTTGTCCCACACCAACGCTTGGCCGTCCGTGGGTGCGTCCGTGTGAACGGTGCTGCCCTGGAGCTGCGTGGCATTGTGGACGAGGGTAGTCGGGTCCCACCGGCTGTTCCCGTTGTCCCAGGCCATGACCTGCCCGTCTGTGGGCGCGTCGGTATGAACTGCGTAGCCTTGTAGCTGTGTGGCGTTGTGGGTCTCCACCGCGTACGTGTCCGGAGCGCCGTCGAACCACACCATGCCCGCGGTAGCGGTCACCATGGTAGACGCCGCCTTCTGGAGGCAGTAGCCGACCTGCCGCGTGAAGTCACCGACGTCCTTCGCCATCAGCCCCCCGTTCGAGATGTAGACCGGGTCGTTCTCGGCCGTGTACCCCGACGTGTCCAAGGGGAAGTAGCCCCGCAGCATCAGCATGCCTGTGGCGCCGTTGGCGACCGTTCCCAGCCACGCACCAATCGAGGCATCCCCAATGGCCGCCTGTGTGCCGAGCGCCGTTCCCGTCTGGGCAACGATGTCCGTCAGGTGGGCGGACATGGCGTCACCGTCTGCGCCAGCCCCAGAGAAGCGGGCGTAGTCCGTGACCTGCGACAAGTCCCCCGCCGACCGCTCCGCGCCGGTACCGTTGATGGCCATGACAGCCATGCGCCCACCAAGGACTTGCTGGAGGCGGCGGAGGTGCTGCTCGATAGACCGGGACCAGCCTGTCTGGTCCGTGTACTGGCCGCCCTCGCGTGGGGCCGGAAGAGCCTCAGCCCCGTACCCGCTGGCAATCTCAAAGAGGCCGGAAAGAGTGACTTGGTCGCCGCCTGTCTCCGTCACGATACAGATGACGAGGTACCGCCCCGCTACCTTGGGCGTGAACGTCTTGTCCTCCAACGTCGAGGACAGCCCAGAAAGCCCCAGCCCGGCCGGGTGGTGTTCCGGCCCGTACAGGAAGAAACCCTCCCCATCACCGGGGGCGTCGTAGTCACCCCAGACGGCCCCAACCGACAACGCGACTGTTACCTGCACATTCGCGGGACGGTTCTGCAGGACCTGCTGAGGTCCTGTCGCGTCCTCCATCGTAAGCGTAGCCATCGTTCACCAATTATTAGCGGCTAATAGCCGCCAGCTTGTGGAGGACTGTAGCGCGTCGCTGGAGGGACATGCTGCCCTTCTTCTCCAGCGCCCTCTTCGTGTCCCGAACCAGTTGTGGGGCCGAGCCTACCAGCCACCCAGCGCCTCCGCCGGTAACGGCCCGCTCCAAAAGGTGCCAGAGAGCGCGGCGTTTCTTCAGCTTCGCCGCGACCCCGAGACCTCGCAGGGCCTTGGCGCTCTTGTAGGCTTTGCGCCCACCGTGCAGGCCGGAAGCAGCCCCAAGACCGGTGCCCAATGCGGTGCCCAATCCAGGCCCCGCATTCACCCAATTTCGCTTCTTCTTCTCCGCCATCACTCGCCTCCGAAGGGATCTTCCCCAAGAATACCACCACCCAACCCGGCTTCACCGGGCGGGGACAGACCGACCACGTAGGCAGCAGCGGCGACCGCCTCATCCATGTGGACCGGAGCGGGCGGGTCTGTAAGGGCCATCCGGTACGGCCGGTAGTTTCGGACAATTACGTCGTAGTACCCATCCGCCAACCCGGCGGGTGCGGTGAACTCAAGGATGTGTCCTGTGCTGGTCTGGTCGTTCCCATCGTAGCCGAGCACCACCTTGCCCGCGTTGTTGCCCGTCTCGAAAGTGTAGGCCACCACCGGGGTCTCCACCTGGGACTCTCTGTGCCGCAAGAACACCCAGCAGCCGCCCTTGATTCCGTCGAACGAATCCGGGTTGGCGGTAGGGACCGTCCCGCGCGTGTCATCGTCTGCAACGAAGAAGGAGCCCTCCACACGCAACACATTGGTGCCGTAGTCCACCGTGACGTACTGGATGTCTGGCGGCGGGATACAGAACTCCAGGAACCCATGGGTCTTGTGCCAGCCCTTGATGGCGCGGACACAGATGCCGATGTGGACGTTCTCCAAGTCGAGCTGCTCTACACCCGCGACTCTTGTGAAGTCCGCCAAAGCAACAGGGTCACCCAGCATTACGCCCTCGTCGGTGTAGCCCCAGCGGACCTTGGCGACGCCCTTATCCAGGCCGTTCCAGTCCGTGAAGAAGCCCGGACCAAAGCTGGGTACGAGCTGTTCATCCGGGTTCGTGACCTCGAATGCCGCGTCGTATGGGTACTGCTGCACCTGATTGTCGAGGACACCAGACGCAGCAAACTGCGGCCGGTCTTCGAGGCTGACGGGCTCGGTCTCCAGGTCCTCGATGAGCATGCCGCCCAGCGGGATGTACACCATGTTGGACAGCGACAGCACGTCCGCGGGCGCGAACCGCTGCAGCTTCCCAACGCTCAGGATGTGCTCCCGGTGGTAGAACTTGTCGTTGGCTGCATCGGCCGGGTCGTGGTCCGCCATGGTCACAGCGAGCGCACCGGACGTGGCGCCCTTCAAACTGCCGATGGTGGCGCGGAAGTTCCACAACGCGTAGAGCCTCTCCTCCGCACCGTAATTGCTGTAGTCCGCCGTGTTCGAGTTCTCGAAGCCGAGGATGAGGTACGTGAAGGGGTGCTCTGTTTGAGGGTTGAAGACCCCGAAAGGTAGCTTGGGGTGGACCCCCGCCCCAATGTACTCCACAACCGGGGGAGACTCGGCCCACGGGGTATCCAGTTCCGCTGTCAGGCCCACATCCCACAGCTCGATGGCCTCACCGACCTGAAACTCCAGCGAGACTTGGTCCCCTGTGGTCGTGCGCTGGATTGGGACCCACAGCTTGGACATGCACACGTCCAGGTCGGGCTCGACCTGACTGACCATGTGCACCACCCCTTGGTGCTCGTTCCAAGAGCCGTCGCCCGAGTAGCTGGAGACAACGCCCTCCGCGTAGCCCGACTCGTACTTGTCCTCAACGTCAGCGTCCGTCCACGCGCCGCCGGTACCGTCTGCACGACCCAGCGTCTCCAGCCCAGGCCAGAGCTTGGTCCGGTCTGCGCCGTCGTCCGCTCGGTAGCTGAACGGAGCGGTATGAAGCGTGTCTGCGAGGCGCATGGTCGGGTGGTACGTGGGGTTGTCCACCACCGAGATTTCGTCAGCGAAGTCCAGCGCGCCCAGCAAGAGGACGTTGGTGTGCTCGGGCTTGGCCTCGTCCAAGAAGCTCTGCAGCACAGCGAAGGGCTCTGTCGTCCCCGCGATGTCGAGCGGCACGCGCACAACGAACGTGTGGTACTGCCGGATGATGTCCTGCCCCGGAAGAAGCGTCGTCATCAGACCAGGGTTGGTGATGTAGTCATCTACCCTCACCACGTCGAGCAGCACGACATACGGGTCCAGCTGTGAGTCACGCCACGCCTCGTACAGCGGTGTGAACGCCGCCAGCGTGAGTTCCTCAGTCGGAATCGACTCCCGGTTCCGCTCCGCCCACACCTCGAACGACGCCTGCAGCTCTCCGTCGAGGAAGCCGACCGACGAGCCCCGGTCAATCGCTTGGAAGGGGCGGCTCGTCCGCGGGTTGAGCGCCCGCACGTTCGCGGAGAACGGGTAGGTGTACGTGAGTAGGTCGTCGTCCGGCGTGGCAATCACGATGCGACCCAGGTCGGTAGCGGAAAGGGGCTCTTCCCACACCACGATTTGCCCGGTGACCTCGGAGTACGGGAGGCCGAACATGGCCTGCGTCGCGAGCTGGGTGTTGCCCAGCGTCGGCCCTGAGGCGAACGCGAACATCATCCCGCGCACCACGGAGAGGTAGTCGACCTGCCCCCGGCTCGCCTCCTGCCACACTTCGTGCGGGAGACCCACCATCAGGCCGAAGTTGTTCTCGACCGTCTGCCAGTTGTCGAAGTACGCCAGCTCCGCCCACAGCCGCTTCGGCCCCGGGCGCAGCGCGCTCCACGGACAGATGCGTGCGGTCACCTCCCCCGAGATGTTGAGAGGGCGCTCCACCGTAACCGTGCGGCCCGACTGAGACAGGATGCGGTACGTCCCTGCGTCACCGTCGTTCAACACGAGCGCCACGCCACCTAAGGCGGCCAACTCAGTGAACGTGGCCTCTACCGCTTCTGAGTGCAGCCGCAGGAACTGGTCGAACACCACGTCCGCTGAGTCCGCAGTGGCAGTCGCCTTGCCCTCCCACAGCGGTGTGATAGCGACCTGCCCGTCCTTCACACGGAAGTCGAGTCTCTCCGTCAGCTCCTGGCTGTTTGGGTTCCCGCCCAGAACCGGAATAGCGACGAGGTCGTCCACCGCGGCGGTCAACCGCTCACGGTAAAAGCCCATGACCGAGAGCGTCATCACCGAGAGCTGCTCCAGCCCCACGGTCTCTCGGTCTGCACCGGTGAGTTCAGAGACGACGTTCATTGCGTCGAACAGCGGCTCCCAGCCAATGAAGACCGCCTGCCCCTTGGTCGCCACGATGGGCAGATAGCTGACCACCTCGTCGCCCGTCGTCGGGTCAACCACGAGGACCTCGACGTAGTCACCCGTGGTAAGCCCGAGCGCCGCAACGTCGAAGTCAGTGCTCAGCGTCAGATACGGCGTAGCTCGCGCGAGGACCTTGCTGGGCGGGCGAAGGTGGTCCCACCAGAGCCTAACGCCCGTGATGGTCTGCTCCGACTCAGCGCCACCGAGGGCCAGCTTCCCCGGGCTGACCTGGGCAGACAGCGTCAGCACGGTCCCGTCCCGTCGTGCTTCCTCGTCGTAGACCCGAATGAGGTCGGAAGCCAGCACCGGGTCGAGATACGCCTTGTCCTCCAGGTGGAGCGTTGTGTCAGCCGCTCCCGCAGCGTCGTCAACCCACGCACCAGCAAAGCGCTCTGAGATGAGCTTGTATGCCGGGAAGGCGTCCTCCGCCGCGTAGAGGCGCCAGCCGGTCGTCTCTTCCAGCACCTGGATGACCTGCACGACCTCAGCCGGGAGGCCGTCCGCCAAGACGAGCATCAGGCCGGTGCCGATGGTAGGCGTCCCCTGGCCTGTAGTGATCGCGGACCCCGCCTTCGTACCGGACGTCAGACTCCCGACAGTCAGGTCCCATGAGCCCAGCAGGCTCGGCGTCACCAGCTCAGTAGTCACCCCCGTAGGCAGCTCCGTGTAGAGCGGGTAATGCGTCCACCGACGCTGGTAGCGCCTGCCCACGTCACGGATGGACCGAGCGAAACCGTGCTGCCACGTACTGAGCAGCTCAGCCGAGACCACCTGGGTCATCGCCGACCACAGCGAAGACAGGACTTCGCGGTCGTTCACGAGGTCCCAGAAGTCCGGGAGGTACTGCCAGATGTACCGAGAGTCGGGACGCAGCCCGAGCAGCTGGTCCGTCTCCTGCACGACAACGGTGTGCGTGTCTGCGAGGCTCCTGCCCACCCCGTTGCTGACCCGCAGGCGCAGGCCGTAGATGCCAGCGAGGTCTGGCAGCAGGATGGGGTTCATCAGTACCGACGCCGCGCCGCCACTGAAGAGCGTTGTCCCGGTAGGGACCACCCCAAGATTGGTGGCGTTCGGGTCCACGATGTCACCGCGGAACATCTCGGCAGCGGCTTCGACGTACCCCGCCGCACCGACACGACTGAAGGCATCGACCAAGTCTTGTGGCGTCGTAATGGCATCGCCGCTCCCGTCCGATGCCAGGGCGACACGCAGCTCCTTCGCTGCCAAGTCCAACACGACTGCCAGAAGGCTGCCTGCCGAGCCGGTGGAGATAATAAGCTTCCAGCTGTTCCCGGTCGTGTGCTCAGAACGGAAGGCCAGCTGAACTTGGTTATCCGCCGCCTCTGTCCCGAGCGCCACCTTCGATGCGATTCCGCCTGAGAGGCGCGCAACACTCTCCGCCGGGCGAGAGGTGATATCCCACTCGAACGTGAGTGCACGGCCCTTGACGTCTGACGAGCTGCGCCCGAACAGCTCAACGGTGGAGCCGACGAGGTCCTGGTACTCCCCGTCGATGACCGCGATAGGGCGGTCTTCCGGCACAACCAACGACGACGCCAGACGGATGGCCGAGACGCTGAAGGCGGTATTAGTCGCTAATACATTCTCCCCCGACCGGGCCAAGGCCGCGAGGATGATGGAGTCTCCATACGCAGGGGGCGCCTGCGGGGCGTCCAGGTGGTACCGCAGCTCGTTGTTGGCCGCGTCCGCCCAGGCCCCACCAGCGTCGGCGTCGTAGGCCACCGCAGTGTCATCGATGTAAATCGAGACCAGCCCGGTCTCCCCATTGAGCAGCATCCGTACGGTGATGCTGGCCTTGGGCTTGCCCTCCGCATCGAAGATGAGCGCCGCAGAGCCACCCAGCAGGGAGGGCCGCGGGTCAGCGGGGTCGGTCGCAAGTGCGAGGCCCTGCCGGGAGAACAGCAGCCCCGCAGAGTAGCCCTGCGCGTTGGCCGCGCCGACGAAGAGCCGGGAGCCCGTGTCCTCGAACAAGAGCGGCATGCTCTCGGACAGGTGGACATCGAACTCGATTGTGAAGACCGAAGGAACCACGACCGAGTTGAGGACCGCCAGGGCCGCTGCGATATCGTCCGCTGCGCGGCCCTCAGCAACCGCCTTCAGCTGCAGCCCGCTGCTAACGAGGCTGACCCCCGGGCTCACGTCAAAGCTGCTGAGAACCCCATCGGTGGCGTCCGCAACGCTCCGGTCGCCAGCGTCAGTGGTGCTGGCGTAGCGGCTGTTCCAGTCCGCGAGATTGAACTTAACCGATGTCGGAGTCGCCACGCGTGCCTCTTCTTAGGACTTGGTGACCTTCACTCCGGTCACGTCACCCATGATATGGAACTGGTTGCCGAGGTCCAGCTTGCTGAGTGAAGACCGCAGCTTCACCCGCCTGCTCGCGTCGTGCGCCAGCACCGCCACCTCCTGAGGAAGGTCCAGGCTGGTCACGCTCATTGCGCTGACTGTCTTCACGATGTCGTACGTCTCAATCGCCCTGTTCGGGTACTTGGACGCCAGGAAGGACCCCACAGCCTGCTTGACGGCCGCCGTAGTGGGTGTGCCCCGGTACGAGATACTGAACGCCGGGTAGGCGGGGAAGAAGTGCCGCGCGAGCGGGTTGTGGCATTGCACCCGAATCGCAGGCAGCAGCAGGAACGTCTGCATCGCGTCGATGCCGGGCGCACGCTCGTAGGCGACAGTCATCCCTGCCCCAACCACCGCGTACGCGCTCATCATGCCGGTGCTGAACTCGTCCAGCACGACCGGCGTACAGCGGAGGCCGACCTTCTCGCCCATCGAGTAGCTGTAGTTGGTGTTTCCCACCACCAGCTCGTAGCCCAGCGACCTGTACCCGGTCGCCTCCATCTGGGTGCCGCCGGCCACGACCTCCGCCTCCAGCGGGTCCATTGAGGTGAGCTTCATCTCCCCCGCGAACAGCCCCACGCTGTCCTCGGTGAGCCCGGCTGGGTAGAGCCGCTGCGAGCCCACGCGGACGATGTCCACGAAGACGCCGTTGGCATTGGTACGCAGCTCGGAGACAGGGGTCCCGCTAGGCTTCTCCAAGGTCAACCGCGTGACCTGGGTTGCGTCAGCGAAAGCGATAGACGTCACATAGAACGTGCCGAAGGACCCCCCGGCGGCGTTCTCACGGCTATCCCGGTCGGCCGCGTTCGGGAACCCCAGCTCACTGAGAATTCCTGTAGACCCGACGTCGACCAACTGGACGTGGTGCCGAGACGCGAGAAGCAGCTCTCCTCCCGAGACAGACGCACGGAGGACATCTCCAGCCTGCCGGTTGAAGTCCGCAGCGATGGCGCTTGGCGTGAGCGCGTCTGTCCCCGTGAACCGCACCGCGCGAGAAACGTCGTTCACCGTGAAAGCTACGAGCTTACCCTGCACCTCTTCCGTCGCACCCAGGCCGGAGGACTCAAGCACCTCCGAGAGCACATCGACCCGGTCCCCGACAGCGACCCCTGTCGCGAAGGGGTTGACGACCGCGTTGAACTCCACAATCGCGCCACCGCCGTCAGCGGGAATGTTCGCGTACGTGAGCCCAACCGGGCTCTCGTACAGCTTGGTCGACTCCGCGGGCGACGGTCGGAACTTGCGCGAAACTCCAGCACTATCCAGGGCGGTGAAGACCGTGGCCTGCGTCGCCTCGAACATGGTGCGCTGCATGAACCGCGCAGAGACCGTCCCGACAGAGGGGTGTCCCAGCGTGAAGCTCAGCGTGGTCAGCGTGGTCGAGGTGACGACGCGGTCGAGAAGAAGCGACGTCGTGTCAGTCGCACCGGTCTCGTCCTGGTTGACCCCAACGACGTACCAGTACTGAAGGTCCGCGTCGACCGAATCGATGCGGAGCACGTCGTACTTGAGGACCCCGAGGTTCTCCCAGTTCGTAACGCCCACCGCTACAAAGGTCGCCGGCAACGTGCCGTCACACGTCAGCGTGCCGTCCCCCGTGGACTCGTCCGTGTGTGGGTCATCATTGAGCCCCGCGAACGCACCAGCCTTCAGCTCGACCGGGTGCCGGTACGGAATGGGCACGCCCTCGTTCTCGCCCGCGAGCGACACCGACTTCACCCGGACCAGGGGGAGCTGCACCAGCGTGTTCTGGAGAGCGAGGACCTGATAGCCAATGGCAGTCTCGGTCGTGGGGAACGGGGTCCGCACGCCCAGCGTCGTGGCGCCCTTGGACGTGACCTCGTACTCCCCGGCATTCGGCCCCGTGGTGACCTTGATGACCATCCCGCG